ATACTACAAACACGTTAGCAACTGATTTATTATTAGCAGAAATTGCTCGAGACTTAGATGGCGTAATCTTTGCGTGGGCAGATAACATGCCTACTGAAAATTTAATCGAATATCATTGTGGGCGCGGGCCGATGAGTATGGAATTTGTAGGAGATGTAAAACTAGTCAAACTTACTACAGAAACTACTGTTGAATTCTTAGTAGATTATGTTATAGATAGATACGAACATCAACTAAAACAAGCAGGGGTTACTATCCTGTTCGTTTCAGAGGGGTTAAGTAAAGGCGCCTGCAGAGGTATAAATGTCTAAACTAAATGTAACAGTAGACCGCATTGACTGGTGGGAAACTCCTAAGTCACGTAGTACTTTTATTAGAGGCTAATTATGAATACTACTGTCTTTATCTTACTAGCATTGTTTGGCATTAAGCATTTTATTGCTGATTTTGTTATGCAGTATGACTACATGCTCAGAGAGAAGGGTATCTATGGTGCAGAAGGCGGTATTCATCATGCGGCGTTACATGCTATATTTACTTTATGGATTCTAGTGTTTGTAATAGGAGATGCAAATCTTGCTATTATGTTATCACTGGCAGATGGAGTTATCCATTATCATATTGATTGGGCAAAACAACAACTAAATAAAGGTATGAGCCCTGCCGATCGTATGTTTTGGGTTTGGATGGGTGCTGATCAAGGGTTGCATTATTTGACTTACATTGGAATTATCTATGCAGTTACGTAACTTCTTATATGAGTGGAAGTTTGCATTATTCAATACGCTGATTTATTCACTGTTCATTACAAGTCTGTTCTATGTAACAGGCAGTCAGGCAGTATGGTTGCTTGCGTGGGGCTGGTTGTGCAGTACATTAGGTAATAGTGTACTGTTACATAGATATTACACCCATAAACAATTTAAATTAAACAAAATAACAGAATATATGTTATTACCATTTGCCATTATAATTGGTATCGGTAGTCCAATCATGTATGCTATTTTACATCGACAGCATCATAATCTATGCGACGAAGCAGGTGATCCGCACAGTCCAACTAAATTAGGTATGTTTACTGTAGTATTTGGGTTATGGGAATTCTTTCCGACTAGTTACTTTTTAAAACTTAATCCACCTATGCCCAGAGATCTTGTAGTTAAACCAATGCATCGTTTTATACATAATAATTATTACTTAATTTGGATTAGTGCGCTAAGTGTAGGCGCAGTTATCAATTGGCATGTTGCTATAGCATTGTTTAGTTGGGCGGCTATATACCAAAAAGTGTGGGAAAATACAGTTGTAAATGGCATTTGTCATCCCGGACCAGATATCAAAGATTGGAAAATCTTTGGATTTGTTACTGGTGGCGAAAGCATGCAAAAGTTTCATCATGAATATCAAACAGAAGTAAAGTTATCAGATAGTTGGTTAGTTGACCCTGGCTACCCAATAGTACAATTAATTAAAAATAGAGACTAACATGACAGAACAATATAAAAGATTTTGCCAATATCAAAAAACATGTAACGGTGCCGCTACATGCGAAGGACCAATCCTTAATTTGTTAGCACGAACTATTGTAAAGAATAAGTGCTGGGTCGTTGAGAACGATGGCACCAAAGTTGCTACTATTCTTGCCAATGAGAGTGGTAATGGAGTTACGTTAGTACACAGTGACGGCGAACAAAGAGAACGGTTTAGCAGTTTAAAATTGCTTAGTGATCGTTACAACATTGTTATTGATAAGACTAAAGTAGCTAAAGTAGCCAAAGAATCACATGATGTATATGGTTATCCTTGCGAGAACAAACCACAGAATGCATTATGGGACGTACAGCATAAACTACCTGTGTTTACCAAAGGTAGCAAAAGTAAAAGTTTCTTCTGTGCTGGATATTACATAATTAGATTTAACTTTGGTTGGGCTAAAGCATATTGTCCTAAACTCATTACATTAAATAGATATCCATACCAGGGACCATATTTTACTAAAGAAGAAATGCAAACACAGTTACGATTAGCAAACGGAGGAACCAATGGAGAATCAACTTAGTCTACATTTAAAAGCATTTAACAATCGCGTTAAAGTAATGAATCAAACTAACAGTAAAGACTTAACATTGTCTGCGTTAGATGTACGCAATTTACATAATGATATATTTGAATTACTTGCACAGATTGCAGCATTAACTGCAATTAAAGAAGCAGAAGAAGACAATACAGTAGTTAATGTTGAAATGGATGGTGGCAGTTTTTAACAATTATATATGTAGTTAATTGGCATAAATAAACATAGTAAGGATACTTTATGTCAAGACCAAAACCAGTTGTACTGTTAGAGCACGTTAACAAAACAAATTATAAAAGTGATCAGATTCTGAATTCCGAAGGTATCTGGGCAGTATACTTTGACAATCAACCAATTAATCTAAAAACACAAAACATACTTGTAGCCTATCCTGGCCCAAAGTATAAGAAAGTTTCGTTTAGTAATCCCGGCCACGCAATCAATCTCGCTAAGAAACTTAATGCGCTGTTTAAGTCAGACAAGTTTTCAGTTGTATTACTTAAAGCAGGCGAAACTATCTATCCATAATCATGTCACGTGCCGAATCACCGCAGTCTATTTGGCAGGATAAGTTTTATCAACTAACACCATATGCAGTGAACCCGAGTATGTGGTGGTATAACCCAACTAATCATAATAGCTTACGTCTTACACAAAATGCATATCTCACAATGCGTAAGCACATTAGATTTTATAAGTTTAAATTATTACACGAAATACGGCCCAAGACCTTTGTACAGTTAGAACGCTACTTTGCAGAGCCGTACTATGTACAGAATCGTTCTACTATACACATCGTGAGTGACCGTGATGCAATGATGATAGGTCTACATGCAAACAATCTACAGCAATACTTGGATAACCAAAGCCTATAATTACCAAGTACCCGTACCGTTCCAAGTATACTCAAAACTGTAATCATCCCACGTGTAACCTTCGTTGTCTGGATGTTGTACAAATTTATAATAGTGTGTTGCCGACCAATTGCCCATTGCGTCAATTTTAAATTTATGATTAGCTGTATAGTCGCATGCAAGCCTATCGCTCCACTCACGTAAATCTGCTTCAGGGTCATAAACTATTTCAATTTCATACTCGCCCAATGCTCTCCATAATGAACGCAACAATGGCCAGATTTCATTCACAATACTATCGGCAAATTTATTAATGTTAGGTGTAATTATATTGTAATTAAATTCTTCATATGGAATTTGTTGAGGTTGTATATTTTTTTGATCATACTTAATATTGTATAACTTTAATAATTCAGGTCTTTCTGCACCAAAGAATGGAGTCGTTGAATGCAGGTGTTGAAGGAAAATTAAGAATGATTTTTGTCTAATTAATCGATGAAGTTTAGTATTAACTAAGTCATTTGTAGTCCATGCTTTTTGAAATCTATGTGGGAATATATTAAACTTTTCACCGTACATAGTAACTTCGGCACCGGGGCTTAACATCATAGTAATGCCGGGGCTAACATTAAACAGATTATAGTTACGTATGCGCCACACTAATGTTAATGTATCTGCAAAGCCTTGTGGGTCTTCACTAGGAAATCCAATAATCCATGTTGTTGAATGTTCTATACCTACTTCGCTTCCGTGTCGTAAGTTATCCTCAATTTCTGTTACATTAACACCTTTCTTCATATCATCGAGTACACGTTGGCTACCTGATTCGACTCCATAATTAAGTTGATGACAGCCACTTGCTTTTAGGTCTTTAAGATATTCAAAGTCCATTCTGCCATCGCATCGTGCATATCCTTGCCACTTGATTTTTAGATTACGTTCCACTACACCTAATGCAAATGCACGTAATTCTTTAAGATTGCCATTTACAAGACTATCAATGAACCATACAAAATCAATGCCATAAGTTTGGTATTGTATTTCTATTTCGTTTAATACAGATCCTGCCATGCGTCCACGATACTTCCAGAAATGTACTTCTGTACAGAACACACACTTAGCAACACAGCCACGGCTTAACTCACTGCTAATACCGTTAGACATTTCGTAATCAGTCAAGTCATAATGACTGTAATCTGGAAAAGGTAAACTATCTAAATCTAATCGTGTTTTTGGTGCTACTAAAAATTTATCCATTATAGGTTGGTTATTTTCTATACTGTCTAATAGGTTTAATAGTATCTGCTCGCCTTCGCCTTGTACTAAATGATCATAAAACTTTTCTGTATACCTAGACGGAGAACCTGCTTGTGGGCCACCAGCAATTATTTTAGCATTAGGTAACAGTTGACGCAGTTTAAGTGCCATCCAATTTGCAGGGACTTCGTTTGTATAGTATAAACAAAATCCTACTACATCAGGTTTACTAGCGGCTATACTTTCTACATACTCTTGTAGTATTGGCTCGAGATATTGATGAATTTCTCTCATGTATTCTTTGCCAGCCCACATCCACTCTCGACTAGGATGCCAATAATCCAATGGTGCTATTTCTTTAAGTCGTTTCCACGATTTAACATTTACATCTAATACAGTAGTATCGTAACCTGCCGCACGTGTTACACCGGCTAAGCGTGATAAGTTGTATGGCGGAAAATATACACCCCATTCCGGAACCATTACTAATGTTAATTTAGTATTTCTAGTTACTTCATCTAATTCAATTGGTATAAGATTGTGCTGTGGCGTTTTTCTAGCCATAGACATCATTGATTTGATCATTACCCAATCTTTACTTTCTGGGTCGTTGGATGGTAGTTCTTCAGCTAAGTTATTAAACTTACTGTCTGGGAGGATTGGGATGATTGCCATATACATATTTACGCTATACATAGCGCCAGCATAAATTTTATAATGATTGACTTTTACATATAATTGTGTTATACTGGTTGTGTAATAAATAAAATTCAAGGAGTAACGTATGAAGAAAACACTTTTAGCATTACTGTTAGCATCACTTAGTACTACTGCATTTGCAGATGGACGTTATGGGCACGGCTATCGTGGGCATGGAGGTGGTGGCGGAAATGTATTACTTCCGTTAATCGTTGGAGGTACATTAGGTTACATTATTGCACAGCCGCGTCAACAAACAATTATTGTGCAAGAACCACAATATGCTCCACTACCAAGCTATGTACCTGCAAACGAACCAATCTACCGTTACGAGAACATTTATGACGCAAATTGTAACTGTTATCGTCAGGTTTTAGTTCAAATCAAATAGTACTTGACTTCTACTGTAAAGAGTGTATAATAGCATTATTAGTTAATACACAGTAGGAGTTAAGTATGTCATCATTAGTAGCTAGAGCAAGAGCATTTGCTATCGAAGCGCATAGCACAATCAATCATAAACGAAAATACACAGGTGACGACTACATTGTTCACCCTGCCGAAGTTGCGGCAATTGTCGCTACTGTTCCACACACAGACGAAATGCTTGCGGCGGCTTGGTTGCATGACACAGTAGAAGACACTGGCGTTACAATCGAAACTATCCGTTTGGAGTTTGGTCCAATTGTAGCAGGGTTGGTTGCTGACCTAACTGATGTTAGTACTCCGAGTCTTGGTAACAGAGCAATTCGTAAAGGCATTGACTTGGCACATACTGCAAGTGCAAGCCCTAGCGCAAAAACAATCAAACTTGCCGACTTGCTTTCAAACACTGCAAGCATCGTTGCACATGACCCGGGCTTTGCACGTGTTTATCTTAAAGAAAAAGCCGCAATGCTTGCAGTAATGACTGATGGTGATGCAACACTGTTGGCTCGTGCTAAAGCTACACTAGCGGCAGGACTTGCTAAACTAGAAGGCAAATAACGGTTGACAGATGACTGAATTGACTGTATAATGTTACACATACACTAACAACAAGGAAGAAATAAATGGCTTATATTGGCGCACAAGATGTTAAAGCAATACGCGATGAACTTAAAGCAACTTTTCCTAACTTCAAATTTGGTGTACGTAAAGGTTATGCGGGCAGTTCAGTTGATGTAACTATTAAACAAGGTCCAGTTGACTTTGCTGAAGTATTTAAAGGTGAACGTAATGCTTACGCACAAATTAATGAGTTTCATTTGTATTTGTACGGTAAGCATGAAGCGTTCTTTGAACAAGTATTAAACATTATCAAGACTGCTCCAGCTAACGCAGGTGGACGTGCTTGGTTTGATAAAAGCGATGCGCAAACAGATTATTTCCACATTGCGTATTACATTCAGTTAAACGTAGGTGAATGGAATGCTCCGTACGCTTGCACTAAGGAGTTTGCATAATGTCTGTTTATGTAATTTTTGATCCGATAACTAATGCTTACTTTAAGACTTTTAGTAAATGCGTACCAAGTTGGCAAGATGCTAAACAATACAAAAAGTTAGGTGCCGCTATTAATCCTAATCACGGTGCAGGCTTGCTGAACACTGAACGCAACATTCCGCCAGGCTATAATGGACCATCACACTATTATCAAAATCTTCCTAACGTAGAAGTACACGAATATGATAATGCTGGAAACTTTGTACGTGCGCATGCGGCTCCACCGCTGTATTACGATATAATTTAAGGATTTGCCAATGGAAGCTCTTAAAGAAATTACAGAATGGAAGGTTGACTTCCGTCAACCCAACCATACTTGGTAATTTTGCAGTAGGTTGGTTAACTGTAGACATTGCAAAAGCAATCATTAAAGATTAGAAAGTACTTGACAAAAAGAGAAAGTGGTAGTATAATATGTTTTGTTACATCAAGTTAAACAATTAATTAGGAGCAGGAAATGGCAACAATTACTGAAAATAGAACTGTTACAGCAACAGAAGCAAAGGCGGCAATTTTGCGTTGCTTTACTAAACAACGTCCACTATTTTTATGGGGTCCCCCAGGTATTGGTAAGTCAGAATTAGTAGAAGGCATTACTAAGGATATGGGCGGGTTGATGATTGACTTACGCTTGGCGCAGATGGACCCGACAGATATTCGCGGTATTCCTTACTTTAACAAAGATAAGGGTGTAATGGATTGGGCTCCTCCAATTGACTTGCCTGATGAAGAACTTGCGTCACAATATCCTATTGTGGTGTTGTTTTTAGATGAGATGAACAGCGCGGCGCCAAGTGTGCAAGCAGTTGCGTATCAACTTATTTTAAACAGACGTGTTGGTAAGTATAAACTTCCTGACAACGTTGTAATGGTAGCGGCAGGTAACAGAGATGGCGATAAAGGTGTTAGCTACAGAATGCCAAGTCCACTTGCTAACAGATTTGTGCATTTGGAAATGCGTGTAGATTTTGATAGCTGGTTACAATGGGCTACTGAAAATCGTATTAACAAAGACGTTATTGGTTACATCTCGTTTGCTAAAAACGACTTGTATGACTTCGATCCAAAAAGCTCAAGTCGTAGTTTTGCAACACCTCGTAGCTGGACTTTTGTTAGCGAGTTGTTAGATGACGGTATGGCAGATAGCACTACTACAGATATTGTAGCAGGTACTATTGGTGAAGGTACTGCTGTTAAGTTTATGGCACATAGAAAGATTTCTGCTAAAATGCCTAACCCGACAGACATTTTAAACGGTAAGGTTACAGAACTTGCTGTTAAAGAAATTAGTGCAATGTACTCTTTAACAATGAGTATGTGTTACGAATTGAAAGATGCGTACACTAAAATTGGTAAAGAAGATAATGCTAAATGGCATACTATGGCAGATTACTTCTTTAAGTTTATGATGGAGAACTTTACAACCGAAGTTACTGTTATGGGGGCGCGGGTTGCTTTGACTACTTTTAACTTACCTTTTGTGCCTAACAAGTTGAAAAACTTTGATGAGTTTCACAAACGGTTTGGCAAATATGTTGTAGCGGCAGTTGCTTAATTAACTAACAAAGGAAAAGGGCCGAAAGGCTCTTTTTTGTTTTATGGCAGAATTTAAAATTAAGAAGATGGATGCAAGGTATAACGGTAGTGGATACTTTACTCACGTAATAGACTACGGTGGTAAGTATGGTACAAGTTTAACCTTTCAACAGCATCGAGTTTGGTTCTGGGAATCGTTTGGTCCAAGTTGTGAGATTGAGGCCTTTATGCGGCTTGGAAAGAACAATCATTCTCAACCGGATTGCATTAGTGGTAATTGGGCATGGAATACAGAGTTTGGTAATAGAAAACTTTACGTAAGAGATGATGCAATGCTTGCGTTCTTTACACTGAAATTTTCCACTTGACAAGACAGACAATTGGTAGTATAATAGTCTTTATAGTAAACGATTAGGAGTAGTAAATGTCTACAGCAACAGCAACAACTAGCGCAGAAAAGAAAAAAGTTGTAACAGTAACAGATGCACGGATTGATGCAAATGTACGTGAAAAACTTATTACTGCACGTATTGCGCTATTACTTAAAGCGCCGTTTTTCGGTAACTTAGCGACACGTTTAAAATTAGTAAACGCAGATGAGTGGTTAAGCACAGCGGCTACAGACGGGCGTAACTTTTACTACAACAGTGAATTTGTAAACAAACTGCCACAGAAACAAGTGGAGTTTTTAGTTGGGCATGAAGTGTTGCACGTAGTTTACGATCACATGGGACGTAGACAAGATAGAGATGGACAGTTGTATAACATTGCGGCAGACTATTGCGTTAACGCTGACTTAATTGATAGCAGAATTGGTGAGAAGATTACAAGTGTGCCTATTTTGTTTGATAAGAAATATGCAGGTATGAGCTCAGAAGAAGTGTATGACTTGCTATACGAAAATGCTGAGAAAATTGACATTAGCGAGTTGCTTAAACAAATGTTAGATGAACATTTAGATGATGGCGATGATGAGGGCGAAGACGACGGTGAAGGCGACAAAGAAGGTAAAGGTGGTCGCCCAGGTAAAATGACTGCTGAAGAAAAGAAAGCATTGCGTGACGAAATACGCGAAGCTGTATTGCAAGCGGCAGAAGCGGCGGGTGCAGGTAACTTGCCACTTGGTGTTAAACGTATGATTAATACGCTTACAAACCCACAGTTAAACTGGCGCGAATTGATTCGTCAACAAGTACAAAGTTTAGTAAAAGCTGACTTTACTTGGGCACGTATGAATCGTAAAGGGCAACACTTAGATGCGATTTTGCCTGGTAATAACTTTGCAGAAACAATTGACGTTAGTGTTAGTATTGATGCGTCGGGTAGTATGAGCGATAGTATGTTGCGTGATATTTTAAGTGAAGTTAAAGGTATTATGGAGGCGTTCGACGACTTTAAACTTGATGTATGGACATTTGATACTAAAGTTTACGGATACGAAAAATACACGCCAGATAACATCGACGATATTGACACTTACGAATTACAAGGTGGTGGCGGTACTGACTTTGAATGTAATTGGGAATTTATGCGTGAAAATGAACTTACGCCAAAATTGTTTATTATGTTTACAGATGGTTATCCAAATGGCGGTTGGGGTGATGAGAATTACGTAGATACATTGTTTGTAATTCACGGCACTACAAGTATCGAAGCACCATTTGGTATTACAGCGTATTATGATTTATCGAAAGGAACTAACTAATGTTAGCTTGGAATAGCACCAAACCTAAACCGGCTTTTTTATCTCCGGACCAGATTAATCATTTTCAACACGATGCTCCGGAGGGATTTAGTATGCTAGTCGTGTCGGCATCAGGTGAACAGGTCTGCGGCAGAGTTGTGCATAATGCCACAGGTAAATGGGTTCATGTACTAAGTCCAGAATGGGAACTCAAATGACTGCTTATTATGATTTATCAAAAGGAACTAACTAATGGCAATATACGAAAGTTTTACACATACACCAGCTGAGTATGCAGGTGCACTAACTAATCAAACTCATGCTACACTTGATTGGTTAGTTAATAACAAGTATATCACGTCGGAACAATGGAATAAGTTAACTGGTACGCTTGTAGTTACTGCGATTCAAAATAATAAAACTTGGGGTACAAAGTTATTAGAACGCTTCTTTAAAGAGGCCGAATCTAACACTTACGTATTTCCGCTTGCACAATTAGATGAATATGTTGCTCAAACTAAAGCCAAACCAACCAAACCAAAGTTAGAGATTGTGTAGTGACAATTAACGCTTACATTTTTGCATGGGACAATACGGGCATTGATAGCATTGTTCCAATCACACAATACGAGCAACATGATCGCGATAACACAATGCGCATTTTAAATGATGAGCCGACTGTACGTAATCCTTTGAATAGTATTATACAGAATTTGATACTACGTGCTAAAGCAAACCCACAACGTCATTATGAAATATACAGCGTGGATTGTTCAGTTGAGTTAGATGAGGCTTGGTGGAGAGAACAGTGGGAAAGTGATCCGCAAGGTTGTGCCGACTTAGTGCGCGAACGTGGGATTAAAATGTACAGCGACCGTGCTGATAAAAGTAAACAAGTTATTAGTTAAGGAGAATGTAATGAATGAAAAAATAAAAGAATTACTTGCAACGGCAAATATTAAGTTTGGCCACACCAACACTTTGTATTCCAAAAAACAGTGGATGGCATCTGACGAACAGATAGAAAAGTTTGCCGAGCTTATTATCAAAGAATGTAGTAAGGTTATTGTGAATGGTGGATATAGGAATCCTAATTTAGGATATATATATCCACTAACACCACCAGAAATTGCCTCAATGATTAGCGAATATTTTGGAGTTGAATAATGATTATTTTGACAGATGCAGAAAAGAATGATTTGATGTTGCATTATGGTGCATTTCAAATTGATGAACAGTTAGAGATAACATCGCAGTGGGTTAGCAGAAAATTCCCTTCAACAGGCAGAGTGGCTCGGTGCATTGAAGAAAATAACGGTGTAACTATTAAACAAGTAGTTGACCAAAGAGTATATTCGGAGTTGAATAATGGATAAAGAAGAACTTTGTGACAAATTAAAATATATTTCGGATTGTATTGCAAAACTTGAATCTAGCTTGCCGTATGATTATGAACAGCACGACCCGGCCAATGCATTCTTAGCAGAAATTCGCCAGAACATTTACGTGGTACGCAGACAGCTCGGTAATGTACGTGAATCAGTTAAAGATCCACGGAATTGGGCGGGAGGATGTAACGATGACAACAAATTGGAGTAAGTTACAGCAAATTAAACGTGTAGAGGAGTTAGCAACTAGTCTAGGCTTTGAGTTAACTGCTGGGCGAGATACATGGCAACGTGATGGTGGTAATTTAATTTATCTCGTGCCGTTAGATGATAAGTTGCCGCATTATAGTCGTGGTGCTGAAATTTATCAAGGTACAATCGAAGACATTAGTATTTGGTTAGATGGATTAAAGTGGGCACACGAATACGACGAGATGATTAAACTTAGTAGCGATAAGAAACGTGCAGAACGCGAACAAGTAGAGCGTAACCGCCAGCTTCTTAAGACCATCAAAACTGGTAAACTAGCACAAGGTAAACTAGGTGTCGATGGTGATGAAGCTGTTGATGACATCGATTCTGACGAAGAAGATGAATATGATCAAATCCCATTTTAGGAAAATATAATGACAAAACTAATCGAAGCATTGCCGGACGCATTAACAGATTGTACTAAAGAACAAGCACCGTGGACTAGCTTAGTAGAAGAGGATTTCCACATTGCTATTTTCAAAGATGGCTTTCCTGTTAGCAATGGCCACTTGCTCTTTGTGCCAAAGTATAATACCATAGATATATTAGGTGATGCAGTAGCAGATGCAATTGTACAGGGACAACGTTTAGTAGCCGAAGGTAAGTGCGATGGTTACAACATTGGAATTAACATTGGTGCATCAGCAGGGCAAACAGTTGCTTGGCCACACGTGCATATGATTCCAAGGTACGAAGGTGATGTAACTGACCCACGTGGCGGTGTGCGAAATGTTATTCCTCGTTTGGGTAATTACAAGCGTGAAGGGTTCGGCGATGCGTACGATGAAGTAAACAAGTGGTACGGTGGTTTTGGTGATTCACGAGATTAATGGAGAATAAAATGAACTTAAAAGATTTCATGGAAGTAATTGATTACAAAATCACAGAAGGTAGTGAGTATCAATGGGGTTGCTTTGGCAATAACGCATACACATTAGATAGTTGGAATGGCGAGCAAGAAGGGCATACTGTATCAACAGTATTTGATACCAAAGATCAAACGGTATATGCAGTAATGGCATATGATTACATTGCAAATCGTGCATATCGCTGGATGAATCCAGAGTTTGTTGCATTTCACAAAACAGAATGTGAAAGCAGAAACTGTAACGACGAAGCGTGGGAAGGTGTTGAGTACACTGAGTTAGAAGTTGAAGAAGACTTTTTGAAGAAAGCACGTGCAATTGTTTCGGGAGTAGGGTACGATACACGTATCCAAATTCCGTTAGACTTTGACAAAGAAACAACATTTCAACTTATGCAACTTGCACACGAAGCAGACTTAACGCTTAATCAATATGTTGAACAAATTATTCGTGATATGTTAGGAGAACAATATGAATCCAGATAAAAATGAATGGGGTGTATGGAAGACTGCATATAAACACGTAGTTACAGTTCCGGGTGGTTATGTGTATACTAATCCCATTGAAGAGCGATTGAAGACTGGTGACTTTACAGAAGCCAATGCCGAACTTGCTCGCATTATGAAGTTGAAATGATACGAGAATATAGTTGGGACATGCACCCAACAGATCCAATGATTATATTGTTTAAGCATAACGGCAATGTTGTGCAACGTGTATTTCTTGGTGAAGCAATGGAAAGTGCAGGCAAAACTGCCGTAATGAAACATGTCAACGTATGTAATAATACTCCGTGGATCACATCATGGCATGACGAAATGTGGACTGCTCTTAAAGATACAAAGGTGGTATAATGGAAGAAGTTTATTACAAAAAAGTCGGCAGTAAGTATGTTGCAGTTAGTTACTACAACCACGAAATCATGGATAGTGTCCCGCTTGGCTCGCATCTTATAATTAAGCGTGAAGGTAGCACAAGTCGACGTAGCAATATTACTCCAGCGTTTGCTCCGATGATTGCAGCAGGATATTATGCCGAGTCTGCTATTGTTGCATCAATTGTAAAAGCAAGTGAGTTACGACCAACTAACAAAATGCCATTGACTCCTAAGCAAGCAGAAGCATGGCATGCGTTGGCAGAAGCATTTGGTACAGAAACACATGCGCTGACTTATGGTAGCTATCAAGATGCGGCATCTGCGGGTGTTACGGCAATGACTGTTGAAGCTGAGAAGTTACTTGCACATCCATCGGTACGTGCCGCATATAATCACTTTTTACTAACTTGCGAGCTTGTTAATGCTTAAACATTTAGAACCAAATCCACTTAACGTACACGGGCTAAGACAACTTAGCCATTGTCCGCCACACTTTACGCCTGTGTTGTTTGATCTTGAAGTACAAGAGAAAGACTTAATTGACTGGCTGTATGAACACTTAGAAGGACGGTTTTACTCTGGTCCTATTGATAGTAAAACTGGATCTGGCAAACATACACGTCAACAATGTATTGCTTTTGAAAATGCATCAGAGGCAAGTTACTTCGCAATGTTCCTCACACAAATTAATTCAGTAAAATACCTTTCTTTCTAGAAAATATTTCCACCTGTAATACCGTCGGTAAATAAAGTTGTCCCAAGGAGAACTTTTTAATGGCTAATACAGAAACAACCGTAGTAGAAGAACCAACCTCTGCTGCATCACAAGAAACACAACAACCAGCACCAGCAAGTTTATCAATTAATGATTTAATTATTGCTACAAAACTTATTCAACTTGGTGCTGAGCGTAATACATATACACCCGAGGAATTACCGGATGTTGCTATCTTAAATAATAAATTAATTGCATTTTTGACTAGCGTCGGTGCAATCGGACCAGTACCAGAAACAGCTAGTACAGAGGAGAAGAAAGATGATTAAGCACGTAGGCAGACATAATAACAAACGAGTTGTTATTGCATATAAGCAAGTACCCGATGAAGATCATATGTGTTTGGTAATTTATAGTGAATCATTACCAATGCGCATTCATGATGAAGTAATGAAAGTATTAGAAAGCGACATCGGTCAACAAGCAAACGATTTTGCTGATGCACTATTCCGTCATACTATGGCAGATGGTGTTAATTGCTTAAATGCAATTCACCGTGGTGGTTTATTATCTAAAGTACCAACTAACCAAGTTATCGTAACACCAACTTCAGCTAGTTCAGTACGCTTAGATGAGTTGAATACAATCTTAGCAGAAATTGCAAAAGGTGAAGAAGCAACTAACAAATTAGCAAAAGCAGATGCAGGTCAACGGTTCGAAGGTAGAGATTTAGGCGAACCAGTTAAAACCACGGCTGCAAGTGTTAATACAGATGGCGTATTATCTGACGCAGACATTGCAAATCAACGTTTGGCACAAGCTACGAAAATGGAAGCTGAAGCTAAGAGTTTATTAGCAGAAGCAAAACGTTTAAAAGACGAAGCAAACGCACTGGCACCGAAGGTAACTAAGGCAAAAGTAACTAAAGCAAAAGCAACTACAACAACTACAACTACTGCGAAGAAAACAAATGCCAGAAAACCTACCACAACCAAAAAAGCCGCGGCGTAAGGCTACCCCAGGCAAGAAAGTTAACATGAGTGTTAAGAAACGTTGGCAAGACATTGTCAGAGACGTTGATAAAAAGGAAGTGCCAGTTACTGTGCTACAACGTATTATCGTTAAGCTCATTGATGGTACTGATCTTAGTATTGATGTTAAACAATTACTTGATGACGGACAACACCCTGACGAGATCGAAGAATTACTCAATGCTAAGTTTCAAGACTTAGATGAATATATCGAAAACGTAGACTTCTTTATTGATATCGATAAAGTAGTCGGTGCTGTTCAGCCAGAGACCGACAAGGTACTAAAGAATCTATGATTATATCAATTTTAGCTTCTACCAATACTGGCGGTATTGGTAATAGAGGTACCTTGCCTTGGCCACATAACAAAGAAGATATGCGTTGGTTTGCTCAACACACTACAGGTCAAATTGTAGTCATGGGGCGTAACACATGGGATGATCCTAAGATGCCCAAACCGTTGCCTAATCGTGAAAATTATGTTGTTAGTAGTAAACATGTAGCACAACAATATCAACATTTAGTAAAGTGGATTCCTAGTAGCCCTATGGAAAACATCGTACAGTTACAAAAGAATAATCCAACTAAAGATGTTTATATTATCGGTGGTAAACAGTTATACGAAGCAACAGAAAGCATTGTGGATAGAGTTTATCTTACACGTATTAAAGGTGCTTGGTTTACTGATACACGTATTCAATTAGAAAGTATGCTTGCATGTTTTCAAATTAAATCCGTTAAGCCTGGTGAGAATTGTACCTACGAAACGTGGGACCGCACAATGTTTTTTAAATAATGAAAATATTAATTGCAGGAGATTCGTGGGGGCTGGGTGAGTGGGGTTGGTTGGCGAAATCTGATGTGTGGGTCACTTACTACAATACACTCAAAGGAGTTGATTGGCCCGAGTGCCCGCCGTTCGGATTTCATACCACCTTGCCTGCATGGGTTCAACTAGAATTAACAACTGCCGGATTTGATTTAACAACTTTTGGTGACGATATAGGATACTATACAGTGTTACACACCGGTCTACAGCAATATTTTGAAGATGCAGGTCATATTGTAACAAATATTTCTCGCGCAGGGGAATCAATTAATCATGCTATTTGTCAATTAAGCCAACTGACCTTAACGGACTACGATCATATTATTTGGTTTCAAACAGATCCCCTTAGAAATTTAGCTCCATATACAAATTTTGAGTACGAGTTCCGCACCATTGATAGCTTGTTATATCGCCAACAAGAATTACTAAAGCAATCATATTATGAATTAAATTCATTGGGTAAAAAAATAAATTGCCTCGGGGGGTGTAGTAAATTAGCTGTAGAATTATTGGGTGAATTTAATAATTTACATCCAGTTATTAACAGTGTTCCAGAATTCTTATTACCACACTATATCCACCCGATTATTTGGCACTCGGCCTGGCATAAAAAGATTAACAGACTATTTGATATAGATAGTTTAGATAAGTTGGTAGTTTTTAAAAAACTACAAGATTCGCTAATAGAGGAGAAGGAGTTATTTTGGCCAGATGGGGGACACCCTAATAGACACGGACATAAAATAATTTTTGATTATTTAATTGACCGTTTAATATAATTATGTTATAATAGTATTATGAAAACCTATCTCGAATCACTCAAATTTGTACTAGACAATGGTACAGTAAGACCAGACCGCACATCAACAGGTACAATTGGTGTGTTCGGTATGCAACAACGTTATAATCTTGCACAGTCCTTTCCTGCTATTACTACAAAGAAACTAGCATGGAAGGCTGTTGTATCTGAACTACTTTGGTTTATTGAAGGTAGTGGTGATGAACGTAGGCTTGCAGAAATACTGCATGGCACACGTGACGAGAGTAAACGTACAATCTGGACAGACAATGCAACATCTCCGTATTGGCTACTTAAATCTACATTCGAAGGCGACTTAGGTCGAGTGTATGGTGTACAGTGGCGACATTGGAAAACACCAGATGGAAAGGAAGTAGATCAACTAGCAGAACTTATCCACAATATTAAAACAGACCCACACGGACGACGACATATACTAACAGCGTGGAACCCTGGAGAATTAAGCTCTATGGCTCTACCACCGTGTCACTGTTTTGCCCAGTTTTATGTCAGTGCTGACAATAAGTTGTCGTGTCAATTATACCAGCGATCATGCGATATGTTTTTGGGAATTCCCTTCAACATAGCGTCCTATTCACTTCTAACACACATGATTGCCCAAGTGTGCGGACTTGGAGTAGGCGAATTCGTTCACGTTCTTGGTGATGCCCACATATATTTGAATCATGTCGATCAGGTAAACGAACAACTGCAACGTGAACCATTACCTGCACCACAACTTTGGATTAACCCAGATGTCACTGACATAAATCACTTTACTATAAAGGACTTTGCACTCAATGGCTATGAATCACTCGCAAGCATTAAAGCACCGATGGCAATCTAAAGAAGTTAATACTCATCGTGTTAGGTTTTTTACAAAAATGGTGGATATGAATGAAGCTGCCGACATGCACAATAATGAGATATTTTGGAAGGTTGCAGAAGAATTTAAACTGACTCCACAAGCACAATGGGTTGATGATAATGACATTAAACTTGCATTTATGGAAGATGAAATATACTATGCATGGGGTAAGATGTGTATTATATACGGCGATATTACTGAACGCCAATATGTAGATTATAGTCTACGATTTTTTGTGCATCAAACGGACTGGAAATGAAAATAATAATCACAGGCGGTGCAGGGTTTATCGGACATAATGTAACTCGCATATTAGAACAGCAAGGGCATGAGTGCATCGTCGTTGACACTACAACAGACTATGGCTTTATACCAAAAAAGGAATTGAATTATCTTAAATCTTCACGTAAAGAACGTTTTAACTCACGTGTCATACATACTGATATATGTAGCGTTAATCATATCGACAGTATTTTTAGCGCAGTACGTCCAGAGTTAGTAATACATCTCGCTAGCTTTCCACGACAAAATGTAGTAAGCCAAAATCCAATACTTGGGTCAGAAGTAATGACCACGGGCCTAATCAATTTACTTGAAGCAAGCGCACGTTATAACATTAAGAAGTTTGTGTACATTAGCAGTTCAATGATATATGGTGACTTTAAAGATGGCTTGTTCGATGGTGTCGACGAGTATGTTGATTGTAATCCAATTGGGCAATACGGCATTATGAAGTATATGGGCGAGAAACTTGTAGCTGATTATACTCGCCGTGGCTGCTTTGCGCATACTATCATTCGCCCAAGTGCTGTATACGGTCCGTGGGATATCGAAGATAGAGTTGTTAGTAAGTTTATGCTTGCGGCAATGCGTGGTGAAGTATTAAAAGTTAAAGGTGCCAATGAGGTGCTAGACTTTACATACGTTGAAGATACTGCAATGGGCATTGCTCAAGCCGCATTAAGCGATAATGCCAACAATAGAATTTACAATATTACACGTTCATCAGAAGCAGAATATACATTGCTTGATGCCGCTAAACTTGCTGTAAGCATTGCAGGTAAAGGTAGTATCGAAGTTGCAGAACGTGATTTAGCATTTCCAACACGTGGTAGATTAAGCATTACTAGTGCAGTTGCGGACTTTGGGTACAATCCAACAGTTAACGTAGAAGAAGGATTTGCTCGTTATCATGAGTGGTTTAAATTCTCTCCTTACTGGCGTGACCAACTTCCGCTATGATTCCATTCTTTGGTGTAGATCGACAATATAAAACAATCCGTGAGGAGATACTTGATGTAACCGACGTGGTGTATTCCGGTGGGCAAGTATTAGATGGGCAATACACTAAAACGTTTGAACAGACTATTGCTAACTTAACAGAACGTAAGTATGCTGTCGCTGTTAATAGTTGTACCCAGGCACTTGTCTTTGCTTTACGAGCTATTGACTTCTATTCTTTATTCCATAAAAATAAAGTGCTAATCCCTAGTCAAAGTTTTGCCGCTACAGTTAATGTTGTATTCGAAGCTGGATTTGAGCCTGTGTTTTGTGATGTTGACCCTATAACAGGGTTAATTAATCTCGATAGTATACCGGTAGAGCCAGATGAAATTGCGGCTGTTATGTACGTTAACTTGTTTGGTAATATTATTGACTACGATAAGTTACAAACGTATGTTACGTTCTTTAATAGTCATCGCATACCTGTAATCGAAGATGCGGCACAATCGTTTGGTGCTTATTATCGTGGCGTTCCGAGTGGCAAGTTAGGCGACATTAGTTGTTTAAGTTTTGACCCGACTAAGAATTTTCCTAACTATGGCAGTGGTGGAATGATACTAACTGATGATGCCGAGTTTGCTGAACTATGTCTTAATATGCGTGATAACGGTAAGGTATCGGAACATTACACTGTTGGTACTAACAGCAAAATGAGTGAGGTTGATTGTGCTCAGATGTTAGTTAAGTTACGGCATTTTGATGCGTGGCAACAGCGTCGTAAGAACATTGCAGAATACTACACAGAAGAATTAGATGGGCCAGTGCAGATGATTCCTATACATCATAATGTCGAACATGCTTGGCATAAGTTTGTTATACACTATCCAGAACGTTCACGCTTATTCTCAGATTTACATGCAATGGGCATAGAAACTAAGATACATTATACTGCACCATTGCACATGATGGGCGTAATTGGCGGACACGAAGTATTAGTTGGAGCAGAACAGTTTAGTAAAACGTGTTTGAGTTTACCAATCTATCCTGAGATGACTGATGCAGAAGTTGAAGCAGTTGTTGATGCTATTAAAGAGTGTACTTGGTAGCGTAATACTGTTTTAGCCAATCCCATTCAAACGTCAGCATTAGTTTATCCATATCACCATCGACTTCATCGTAGTACATAATTGCATCTTCTGCGCCCTTAATGCTCCATTCTGCATTAGCACCTTCTGCTTTATGTAACCACTCATCAAGTCTGTAATCACTCTCAACTCCGGCAACTTTACGTACATCATCACGTAGTTTAATACACTCTCTAAATGCAGTACGCCATGTTAGCTCTGGTGTAGTGTTATAATGCGCTATAGCACTTAATACAGGTACTACAGCGTGTGCTTTGCTTAGTGTAAAGTCAAGTCCACTATCGTTTGTTTCAAGCACTAAACGCTTGTTATACGCAATTACACCCATGTGTCCATACTCTAATCCGTTGACTGGATTTTTGGCATGGAATATGTAGTGCTTAGGACCTTGCAAGTAGTCGGGTTGCCACTCCCAATCAAAGTCTTCAACAACTTCTAACTTAGCAAACACAGCAAAGAACCATGGAGTTTCACTTAATTCAGCGGCCGCTTTGTATGCGTTGGCTCGCCCATTAACATTTTGTACACGTCTAACTGATCTACGTGTTTGATCTACTGTACTAATTAAATGTTTGTACCATTTTTCGGCTTCGGGTTCACCGTTACTAATATAGATAATATCTAGTGCATGTTCATTAAACATAGGCATTTTAGTAATATACGGATAATCGTATGCCTGTGTATTGATAACAGATTTGGCGTCTCTAGGCACCAAAACATAGCTATTTCCGGCTGAAAAACCAACGATTTGACGGTCTTTTGCATACCAAATGCTCGGGTTATACACTACACCCAGCTTGTAGTTATAAAACCATGTAAACGGATGGTTAAATTCATGCGACTTAATTACTTCAATTAAGTTGTCGCCACTGTATTCAACTACAGGAATAGGTAGACGTGGTACACGTTGTTCTTTACAGTAGTTAATAACATTAAACCAATCTAATAATGCAAGCTCAACCATTTGCAGTTTAAAACTTTCTACATGTATATAGAATGTGTCACCGCGTTCCTGATTGTTACTTGGAAACACATGTATCATTTCTTTCTGCCACGGCTCGGGTTGCCAACTAAAGTCAAAGCGTGTGTAATCACATAGGCTACTAATTATCCACACATGTTCTGTTGTTGCAGTTGACATAATACGTTTAAAGGTATCGAGATAGTTGTCAACATAGCGTGTTATTTTAATGTCGGTATGTTTCTTTTGTAATTGTTCAAGTTGATCATTTTCGTTACCGTGATCTACAAAGTAAATATCATGTAAGTTATCTGGAATTACAATACTTTGATCTTGTACGAAGTTAAGGTTTGGAAATTCCTCTAAGCTGTTTGCCCAAGTAGTTGTACGTTCAAATTCCCATTTATTAATTAAGTATGTGTCACTCCACTTCTGATGTTGTGAACCAAATACATGTGTCATATAACTTTGCCACGGTTGCGCATGCCACGCAAAGTTAAAGTCATCGTAGATATTTTCACTACTAATAACCCAAAACTTACTTGTCTTTGTACGTACGATACAACGTTTAATTGTATCAATCATCGAATTAACATAACGTATCTTTTGTGCATGTGGATACTGTTCAATTAACTTTTCGTAACGTGCAGTAGAACTGGCATTACTCTTATCAATAAAGAATATGTCTAACACTTGTAATACTGGATTATCGTGCTGTCCTAATTCCGGAATAGGTCCAGCAAATTTAACTTCGGTTGCGTCCGGCATTGTATATGTTAAGCCAATGCTTGATTGAAATTCTGTGCCAAAGTGATATATGTAAGGAGGGTCTTGCGGATGAGGAACCCAGCCAAAGTCTACAGTATCTGCATTAACTTCTTCTGGTATAGTCCACAGTGTACGATCTGGCAATGTACGTGCTACTACAACATCAATATACTTTTCTTTTGTAGCACCGGGTACACGATATTCTGGTCCGCCAACTGCATTCCATACTGTTGGAAATTTATATATGTATGGCTCTTCTGCCGGGTGAGGTGCCCAACTAAAATCAAATGATTCTTTATCAATGTTAGCAGGTACATTCCACAATGACATATCGCTAAGTGTACGAGCAGAGAAATCATCTACAAACTTAATTTCGGTTGCACCAGGTACACGATACTCTGGGCCACCAATTTTATCCCATCCCCACTTAACAGGAAACTGATATATGTAAGGCGGATCTAACGGGTCAGGTGCCCATCTTGTATTAATACTTTTAGAATCTATATTAGCGGGTATGTGCCAGAAATCTAAATTAGGCAAACGATGTGTATATGTTTCTGTATGAAAGTTATGTGTTTTATCTTGGATAGTATACTTGTTAGCAAAGTATGTGCCGCCATCTACTTGCCATTGGTTTGGCCAAGTGTGTATTTGATGCTCTTCCCATGGTACTGCACGGAAATTAAAATCAAATCCATTGTAATCATTCTGCCCATCGATGAACCAAAAGAACTTAGTACGACTTAAACTTGCGGCTTCTTCTAATGTATCGGCGGGCAGTTCAAAAGGAAATAGGTTAGGCTTTGCGCCTTTATAAAACACATCAAACATGTACTTGTTCTACTGTTAATCCACATTTAATTAAAAAGTCAGCGCCTATTGTATCGCGGTATGATTGTGCATAATACACTTCTGTAATACCAGCTTGATAAATTGTTTTTGCACAATCTAAGCAAGGGCAATGTGTAATAAAGATTGCTGAACCTTGTGCTCCACCATTTAGTTTAGCAAGTTTTGAGATAGCATTTGACTCTGCGTGGAGTACAGTTGATTTTGTTTTCAATCTGTATCTAAGTTGATCTTCGGCAACAAATGGCCACTGTGATTCTATTTCATCTGGGTCAAGCCAACCACCAGCATCACTTGCCATGTATTCTCGTTCTTCACACACGTTATCCCAACCACTTGGCTGACCGTTGTATCCTATAGAGATAATTGCATCATCTTTAACAATGATTGACCCAACTTGTAAGCGTACAGCACTCGAACATGCCGCATAATTAAATGCAGTGCGCATGTGTGCTAATTTCATTTTATCTTTCATTTAATTCCTTTATAGAAATGGCATGTGCAATAATAGTTGCCCAACGTTCAGCATCTTGTTCTATTACTCGCATGTCGTATTGTGTTGGTGGTTCGAATACTTTATTTGTATCTTTAAATCTACCTTTTTTAATTGTGTCGACCCATATAACATAGTCGGCATCAAATATATCACGTATCTCTTTAGTAGGCGCAACAAAGTCGCATATAACATGACCTTTGCTATCATCAGCTAACGTTTTCATACGTGTTGCTTGACGTAGTCTGCCTTCTTCAGAAAAATCCCAATCATTGTAATTTTTTCTAACTGCATCGGCATTATACCATACACAATCTATTAATTTTAATAGTGCGCTAGCGAGGGTCGTTTTACCTGACCCAGGCAATCCCATAATTAATATTTTCAACTTAGTACCTTTACTCCATACAGTTCTTCAAAGCGATCTGCATCGGCACGATCATTTACCATTGGTTCACCGCGTACATTTAAACTTGTATTAAGCAACATCGGACAACCTGTCCATGTATACCATAAACACAATAGTTCACGTATACCACTGTTATCACGTGGAACAGTCTGTACTCTACTTGTACCATCTATATGTATTATAGCAGGAAATTCGTTAGGACGCAAGCACTTTGCAGTCGTTTGCATGTACGGACTTGTTTTAAATCCATTGGGCATTTCAAAATACTCATCAACAAACTCCTCTAGTATTATAGGAGCAAATGGTCTAAACTGTTGACGACGTTTAATTAAGTTTACAGCATCTTTAATATCAGGGCCGCGTGGGTCAGCTAGTAAACTTCTGTTGCCCAACGCTCTTGGTCCAAATTCTGCACGACCATTGGCAACGCCAACAATCTTGTTTGTCATTAATGCAGATACAATATCAGTACAGGGATAAGGGCCAGTAATGTTATGCCCGAGAAAAGCATCCACCCAGTTAAGTTTGCTACCGTGCGCCAACGCTGCAGCACCGAGGCTACTACCAGCATCGCCAGGATTGGGCATAATCCAAATGTTATCAAAATATTCTCCTAAATCTCTATTAGCACTACAGTTAAGCGCAACACCGCCCGAGTATACCAAGTTACTACTAGGTGCTAGTGTTTTTGCTTTATACATTATATTGTGTATCAATTGTTCTGTTAATGTCTGAGCCGCATTAGCAATCTCAAAGTCATTCCATTTTGCTTTTATATCATTGTCGGGTAGACCGATATGTAAGTTATGTTTTAATGTTAGCTCAAACTCGTGGTCAACTAACCAATTTGAAAGTTGGTCACTTAAACGTGTTGTGTCTTGTTTTGCCCAGCCCGCCATGCCCATTAAAATGTATTCTTCATCTAGCGGACGTAGGCCAACTTCTTTAGTAAATGCACTGTACATTAAGCCGATGCTGTGTGGGTATAATTGGCGCCACACTCTTGTATATTGTGCCTTACCATTGACATATTTTGCAGACCATATGCTAATAGTATCCCACTCGCCAATTGCATCAATTACAACAACTGTTGCATCATCAAACGGGCTAGTTTGAAAGCCAGCGGCCGCATGTGATAGGTGATGATTGTATGTTTTGATTGGAGTAGAACTTAACCACGGAGCGACTTTGTGTATCATGTTGCGTACACTCCATCCTTTAGTTAGTTCACTGTATTGTCCAGCATAAAGTTGTCGTGTCTTTTTAACCCACGGTCTTTCATAATATGCAATTAAATCAGGTTCGCCATAATTGAATATACAATCTCTGAGCATTTCAACGTTTAAGTTTGGGTCGTGTTTAATTTTGCTATAACGTTCAGCGTGACCTGCAAAGACAATATCATCGCCTTTGATTAATGTAATTGCTGCGTCATGAAACCCAGCCGAGATGCCTAATATGTTCATTGATTTTTTCCGCTATTCGTTGATGTCCTAATTCCAGTGGGTGTCCACCAGAACCTTTTAGACAGTTGCCCATCCACTCTACTAATCCTTCGTGTGGCCAGCCTAGCCAACAATCTAACCCACTACCTTGTGCCACTGTTTGTATGTCAAATGTACTTACAAACAAATGCGGCATTGTTAAGTAACAATCTAATAATTTAGTTTGCGCAATAAATTTCTTATATGCCCACTCTGTATCCCATTCAGCAAATACACTATTAACCACTGGTCCATACTTCTTATAACTAGCAGATGTTAGGTGTTTGTTTGGTAATTCAATTCGATTGGGGCTAGTCCACGCTATTATTACATAATCAACTTTATTATTATCTACATAATCAACTGTTGATCTAAGTATATAATCATTGCTAGCACCAGGTACAGCAATATTTACAGTATCAGCAATTAACTCCGGCCAGGCAATATCACTTTCTTCACCAGCAGTAAAACTATCGCCGTTTACTAAAATCATTTATAGATAAATGGATCGCGCTTACGCAATTCTTTAAGTTTCTTACGATAACGTATTTCTAATTTAACACGATTAATTATGTTTAGCAGCCAATTCATTGAATTTCTTCCTAATTAATATTGCAGCATCTTTATGTGCTTCTTCAAGGGGGTGGCCATTTCGGCCTACTTTATACTTATTTTCAACTGCCCATTGGTAGAATCCTCTTGGTGTGTGCTGATCAGTTGCTGGTGCAGGAGCATCAAACCAAAACCAATTATCCCAATTAATTTGATTAAATAAGTTCGTCAAATTAGTATCACTGTATCTAAAATAATTTTCATGTTTATAGAAATGATTGTTAGCAGTCATAAACATATATGGTATCTTGTTTATCATGCAATATTGTTGCAGAAATACTATTTCTTTAAGAATAGAGTAAATTTCGTAGTATTCGCTATCGCCGGCATGTTTAAAATAACTTTCACTAAATTCTTTAGCGTCAGTATGCCAGCTGTTTATGCTAACCCACTTGTCGTTAATTCTAAATTCACAGCGTTGTGGATAAGTCCATTCAACTAATAAAAACTTATCGTCATCTATTTTGCTCAATGCGTCAATTGCCATTCTACCAATTGCATTATTAGCATTACCCGGCATTGCTGCACATATATATCTCATATTAGATTGTTGAGCTAACAAAGCCGGAAAGGAATTTAGGCTGTGCCCACCAATGTTATAGTGAACGCAATTAGCTAGTTCTATTCCCCATACAAAACTATCACCTGCGGCTACTAAAATCATATCCCGGTTTCATCATATCTATTTGTTTTTGTTTATAGTCATCGTCTGACCAACAATAATCAAAAGTGTTACTTACTCCGTCGACTTCTATTTTGTATATGTCTAGGTGCGTACTTAACATATCCCATACAGTAACCATATCGCTGGTTCCAAAACTAGCAATAAGATCGACCTGACCTATAGGAAGATAACCTAGGCTCAATGAAGGATCAGTAATATCGAGGCCTTGCTGAATTAGCCATGCAGTAAATTCAGCAGCTTGTTTAGTTACCCACGGATAATTATCTGCTTTGGTAACATCCTTTGCCCATTCAATATCAAACTCACCGCTATAATATTTTAAACTATTAATGGTCTCACATATAGTTGAGGTCAGATCGGGTGCCGCTTCATCGTGAAATACTTCCATTAATGTCTTGCCTATTTGTGCCCAGTGCATGTATACATGACCAAATCTACGGTCGTACCCGTTGCTAGCAAATCCAGTAATATGTGATTTATCCAACGGAAATCTATTTATTCCTAAGAAAGTCGTAATTTGGCTAGGTCTAATCCATTCCGGTGTGCTTGCTTTTTTTCGCTGACTCAGTATCAACGATTCCATTTCGTGACACAATATATTTAATTGTCTAATAGCATATTTTGTATTGTAATCTGCTACTTTGTAATACTCGCTAAGATTATCAACTGTTCCTTGTAATCTCTCGAAATGTGTATGTAATCTATTCAATATACTGTGTTTTGGATATAATCCAATCTCTACACGTTTAGAATTAGTGACGGTACCGGGTTTATCAAATGAACCTTCGATAGGGTAGGAAGCAGGAAATCGAACTGTATCAAGATTAAACCATTCTTCAATGATATAATTATCCAATCCGTAAAGAGTAAAATCAAATTTATTAATTATTTCAACTGCAATATTTGTTTGTTCGCATAGATATTCTAGTGTTCTAGCAGACTCCGGAAATCCCATAAAACAATAATTCTTCTCTAATTGATTATTAGCTGATAGAATTTCTTTGAGGGCAATAATCCAATCGGCTGCCAACTGTGTATCATTAGGAATAATATAGTATTCAAGTTGATCTGCAAAATCTAGCGGGTTGCGTAGTGTTACAGTTACTTTAGATTGATTGGTACCATTCATATACTTCGGGTCTCTCTTTTAATATGTCTGCTAACGTATATGTATCGTTACGTATACTTTCTAATTGTAACACACGTTGCTTACCTTTGTCAAGCTCTTTCTTATATGTATCAGGCCATTGCTCGTCGAACGTTGGTCGTGATTTTAGCTGTACAAGTATATCTTGCATGGCTCCAGAAGTTTGCGGGATTAGTTCGTCTAACCATGGATGTAGTAAGTCGCGTGGTAGTGCAAGGGGACTAAGGATAATGTCTGGGCTAAAGCCGAAAACAACTTTAGCCAGTATGTCTACGTTTTCTTCCGAAGCAAGCTGGGTAATGTTTGTGACTTCAAACATGCCGGGCAGTGTGAGAGTGAAGTCAATTCGCATTTGGCGTCTGTGACTTGCAATTCTAACTCCTTCACGGAAATTTTCAAGCCATTGATTATAATCAAGTCCTGTTCTAATATATTCTCCAATTGCTCCAGTTCCGTCGAGACTGGCACAGATTTGCCAATCGCGTAGCCCAGATAAAATGTCAGTGTAGAGATTGACGCCACGATAGTTGACGCGGCTAAGATTTGTATTGTACCGTGCGTAAGCATGTTTGCCATCTCCTAAATCAATAATGCGTTTCATATAACGCCAGTGTTGTTCATACATTAGTGGCTCACCGCCTACCCAATATACTTCCTCAACTTGATGATCTTCGACTGCTCGAGCAAACTCTTGTTCTATTTGACTATCTTGAAATGCTGTAATTTCTTGCTTTACTTCTGGCTTCATCCAATTGTTCTTGGGGTTATGCCAGTTAATCATATTATGTTGACGTTGCTCAGTTTCCCAAGCACTGCTTAACATATCACCACACATACGACATTTAAAGTTGCACAGATTACTAAATCTATAATCCCAACTTACAGGGCGCATTGTTGTGTAACCCGTTGAATCTGTTGTTTCTGTTACTTGTAAATATTTATCACCAAACATCTGATCAAAATAACTACGGTAAACTGATGTATTCAACAGTTTATCATTACATACCTCACACTCTGGGAGGGTTTCCCCAGCAATCATGCGACGACGGACCGACCGCATGTGCTCGCTATTCCAGTGTTCATCCAGAGTTATTGGTATATAACGCCCTGTACCCGCCGAGACGTCGATATACTGTTCAAAGTTCTGCGCCGGCTCGCGACTAGCACAACACATACGTCTTTCAGTTTGTGGTGAAAGATATGTGTGTACCCACGGTGCTAAACAAAGTGTTTGTGGTTTAGTCATTTAGTAGCCAGTCCGGAAATATCTCAGCAAACTTTAATTTAGCAGTTATATCTTCTAATTTCATTTTTTCTTTGAAGATTGTACATTGAGCTGCGTTATAAGTTACACTATTTAAAATGTTTATTATATCTTGCTTAGCCGGATGATCAATTGCTTCTACTAACCATTGTTGTTTTTGATCGTCTGTTAATACAGCCAACGTTAGGTATGCATGATTCATCACCCAGACCTGATTCATTGAAATTTGTGGCTGTTTGTTATGAATTGAATCAGGCAACTCTACAAACCACGAAATAAAATCATTAAATGACCACACACTAATCGCAGTTACTACATAATTAATAACTATGCTTTCACTAATCTCCATCCATTGCTCAGCAATTACTTTAACTTGATCCCATCTTAGGGGGCGGCGCTGATATTCAAAATACTTGCCGGTTCCGTCGATACTTAATGTAACCGATATACTTTTAAAACAACGGAGTCTGTCTATCAATATATCATCAAGTTTACTGGCATTAGTATTTAAACTAATGTTTACATTCTTTGCTAAATCCTGTTCTATTAATTGATTTAAAATTTTAATAGTGCTCGGATGTATTGCTGGTTCGCCACCTAATAGAGTTAATGTTGTTAAATCCGGATATTCCAAAAAATCAAAATTATCAATATTGGCTTCGGGTATTACATTAATTTTAAATTCTTTTGGGCTATGTAATCGCGCCCATGAATTGCGGCTACTACTAGTATTACCGTTGCACATTATACATTCAGCATTGCAGTAATTACCTAAATTAATAGTTAAGTGAGTTACTGTGTTGCCCAGCAAGTTATTATAATCTAACCGAGGACTATGTACATTATTTTTTTCTGCCAACCAACAATAACCACATGCTGGGCTTTTTATACCGTTATCAAATGATTCTTTGAGTTTTTCTATATTAGTCGGTACTATGTAACAACACGGTGTTACTCGCCCAGTTGGATTAATAAACCGTGCTACCCACGGCGCATTACACCGTGTTATCATTTATAGCCCATTGCAAGTGCAATTTCTTTGTGTGTGGTCAAGAAACTTTCATTGCGATATGCATCTGTTGTTTGCATTTTCCGCATAAAATCTTGTCCGCTACCGCCTTTGCCGTTTTCGATAAATTTAATAATACGAATTATTTCAGCTTTATGTCTAGGTGAAAAAGCATATCCCGACAGACGTTGGATAACTAACTTGTTTGCTGCAGGAGTCATATTGTTAATGTTCATGTGATTTGGATCATGCAACATATTAAAATATGTATGGTCAAATGTTTGTGTATTAATCCATTCACATAATTCTGGCAGATAGTATACGTTTTGTATATTGATAGTTAAACATATTTGCGTAGTAATTATATCATTGCGCATTGCATTGAACTTAGCTATGTTTGTTTGTACTTCATCCCAGATTGCGCCATACCGTTCGTACTCAAATTGAGCGCCAACGTTGTCTATACTAAATGCAACTTCTACACGTTTAAATTGATTCCATAGTTCAGCACCATTCTCTGGAAACACTGTTCCATTTGTATTATAATGTATTTCAATATTTTTACTATAGCCATGTTCGACTGCATACTGCAAAAGCTCAAAGTGTTCTTTGATTAAAAATGGCTCACCACCTGTAAATTCAAAGTACTTAATGTTTGGTAATAATGATTTTAAGTTCTCCCAAAAATCAACACTTTCCCGTGGCCATGCTCCATCTGTTAAAAATTTATATGCAAGATGTTCTTTTTTATTTTTAAGTTCCGGCATGTATGCGATTTCTTCTTGTGCCCATTTACTACTAGACCAACTACCACATATACGACATTTTAGATTGCAAATATTACCTAGTTTTAAGTCAATGAACCACAGCTGATTAGGATTGGTATTAGTCCAATCAATTTGATCGTAGTACTCTTTAAGACGAATTCTACTGTTTATTCGTTTACTTGCGCGGCCAGCATCTTCTTCATCCCAGCATCTTTTACATGTTTCTGGTTTCTTGCCATCTAAAAACTCTTGACGTAAATTTTGCATATATGGACTATGATAAACTTCTTCTAATGTACTATCTTTAAGACTGTACTTAGTACCGTCGGTGCGAGTAATTTCGTCTAATGCTAAACAGCAAGGACGGGTAGTACTTATTGGGCTAGTTTCGACACTAATCCAAGGTACCATACATATAGTTTTAGGTAATTCATTATTTGACATATGATCTCAACTCTGCATATTCTGGAAATACTTCTTCGAACTTCTCTTCTCTAACTACATCAACTTCATCATTAGACTTAAAGAATTCAGGTAAAAAGTGACTGTTATCGTGTTGATTTAAGAAATTAATAATCCCTTTGTATCCGCCAGTTGCTCTACTAATAGAATCTTGCGGTTCAAGCCATTTTATGTGCTCTTCAATTTTCTTAATTGCTTGTTGTTTATATACATCAGGTAATACATCTGCACGAATTCTGTCTGGACTTTGGCATAGATTAATATTCCAATCTTGCGGGCGCACTAGTCCTTTTTCAACCCAATCTCTATGAAATTCTGTTACATGTAATACATTATATAAGCTAACAGTGCTACTTACATAAAAGTCTACATTTGGACAGACTTCTAACATTCGACGGCGATTGGCTTCTGTTTGTTCCCACTCTTGTCCTTTGCGCATGTATTCGCCACGTGCATAATTATCATCTAAACTTGCGCCGATGCTTACGCTATCAAACAATTTCCAAAGTTCAAATACATCTTGCCCTTTGTATACCATTTCGCTAAAGTTAGTATTATATATTAAACGAACATGGAATAATTTTTGAGCTACCAATTCTTTAAGAATCATGTAATGCTCTTCCATGATAAGTGGTTCGCCACCAGCAAAGTATATTTGTTCTAAGTTAGGGATATGTTCTTGCATTTGCTCCCACATATCATACTTGTGGCGGCCGGCATATTCAACCATTGCCATTTCTTTACCTAGTACCTCGGGCTTTTTACCATACAGTTTAACATGGTCATTGTACCAATTACTACTAAAGATAGGACCACAGCTACGGCAACGAAAATTACATAAATTACTAAAACGTACATCATAATAACGTAATGTAAAATCATCTAAGCTACCATCATCGTTGGTAGCATCGCTTAGTTCGATTAAATGACCGAAGTCCTTACTAAAGCTATTGCGCATACTAAAGAAACTATTATCTTCTAGTTCGTAACACTTAGTACATTCTTTACACGGTTTATCATTTAACATGTTTGTACGCATCTTACGCATAGGCGCATCATTCCATACTTCTTCCATTGTATTTTTGCGCAAGTCACCAATCGGTTGCCACATTTCGCCTAAACAGCAAGGGTATGCTCTTCCGTCTGGAAACGCATGCATATGAATCCACGGCAGTATACAGAATACTTTACTTTCTGTTAAGAGTTCTTTATGTTTTGCTGTTAAGTCTGCAGGGTCACAGTATAAGGGCATGGTACTATTATAATCATAGTTTTTAAAATTGCCCTTGGTCTTTTTTATTTTCATAGTGTTTCGTACCAGTTAGTTAATTGTGTAAACGTGTATTTAAAGTCTTTGTCACGACGTTGGTCGTATTGCTGATAAAACTGTTTAAAATCGTTTTGTAAATTACTGTCAACTTGTGTATCTTGCTTTAAGTAATCAATCAAACGTTTAATGTGTTCACGTTCATGTTCGTGTAATACCGCATTCTCTTTATTATTAAACAAAAATTCTGCAAGCTCGTTACTATATTTTGTACGAAGTTCGATCGGAAGTATAAGCGGACTTTGGAAGCTAGGAAAGCGTAAAATGTTTAATGTAAACGATAATGCTTCCCGACCATATTTCTCTTTAAGTTTCATCATATTCCATAAGAATTCACTCAGACTAGATAAGCACAATGCATTGATTGTACCCATGACATGTATGCCACGTACTTTTTTAGACTCTAGTAGAAATATTAAATTCTCACTCCATTGTTTCCAATCTAGCCCATCACGTATATATTCTGCATGGTTACCCATTGACTCGTTGCTAGTGTAAATGTCAAGCTCAAGTCCTTGTGTGCTATCAAGTAAGCGTTCAAGTATCTCACGCTTAAAGCCGAGATTACTGTTAATAGCAAGACGTGTTTTACTTTCGCCTTTGTGTGCTTTAAACCAATCGATTAAGCGCCATGTGTTATCCGACATTAGTGGTTCGCCACCTGTAATGCGTAGCTCTTTTAATGTTTTGTGTAAGTCTGTTTCCCACCATTTGAAGAACGCTTCGACATATGGATTAACTTCATTGAGTTTAAACAATTGACTACTATTATGCTCATGAGTAAAGTGATTTCTGCCATCTGAAACCAAATTGGTGTATGCGCCGTTTTGATGTATATCCCTAACCCAACTAGTGCTAAAAGCAGGATTGCAGTAAGAACAAGCAAACTGACAAGTTCTGTCAAAGGCAATTTCCAAAGTTTGTAAGTTAACATCTTCGCTTGCAGGTAAATTGTATGCATCATCTAAGTCCTTGTCATTATAAATTACAGTCTTATATACACGGTCACTAACTGCATCTGTGCTCATGTCTTCTATCTTCCAGCAGTAGTCACAGCCCGCGGGTCGTTCGCCTACTTGCATTTGTCTACGCTGTTCTTTCTTTTGTGGAGTGTTGTGTATTGCACTTGGATTTGTTTTAATTGCTTCTATATCGATTTGATGTGGTAGCGGATGATGGCAACTTGTAGTCTGCCCTGACCCTAACCATATAGTAGCATTGTACCATTTGGCCGCGCAAAAGCTATCCGACTTAATGTCGATCACTCTACGCTTATATTCTAAATCTGTTTCGTTGTTAATTTTTGGCATGCCAATACTCTCTGAATTGTGGAATAATATCTAGAATAGATGTATTCCTTGCTTGATCTCTCATATTAATTTCATTTTTAAAATTATCCCATTGGGAATCCGACGATTGAATCGCATGCTCAACAATGTCAGCCAGGTGTGCTCCATTACCTGCCGTATCAGACAATTCCCTAAGATTATGCATTGCGTCAGACAACAAATTAGATGGTAAATTAGTAAGTTTGAATATAGTCGGCTCTGACAGAATAGTAAAATCAAAAAAGTAACTATTTAATTCACACCAAGTAATCAAATTTCCTATAGATAGGATATTTAAATTTTGTATAGTGGCATGTACTACTAAATTTATTCCTGGTATACGTGATAATTTAGCAACATTGGTGTTAATTATATCCCATTTACTACCGAATCGAATATAATCATTTAACTGTCCGATTGCATCTATACTGACCATGATTCGTAATTGCTTAATTGATGTTAGTATAGACATCCATTCATTATCTAATTTAGTTGCATTTGTAGATATATGTATTACTGTGTCTGCCAACAATTCCTGCTCTACTCCCCACTGTAATAACCTTTTAATTTCTGGCACCACGAGTGGCTCGCCACCGCGAAAATTAATCGATTTAGGTTTGGTTGCAATCCATGCCTGTATCTTATTAAAGTCACTATCACTTAAAGTGTAATCATCGGGCTTGGATATGTTTATTCTTAAGCGCATATTCTCGCTTAATAAAGCACTACTTGCCTCTTCGGCACACATTAAACATTTTAAATTACATAAATTAGTAAGTTGTATTTCCATTTCGATAGGCGATAGCATAGGATAACGAAAATGTGATAGTGTTTGCTCTGCGTATTGCTCAAAAATTTTATATTCTTTATTAGATTTTTGCCGTAAACTAATACTACCTTGTTGTTCTTCTGCTGCACAACTCATGCATGCCGGTGGAATAGTTTTGTTTAACATTTGAGTTCGGGTTGTAGACACAAATTCACTATTCCACCAAGCATCTATTGTTGATGTTTTTAAATTAAAGTTTGATTTTTCTAAACTCTGACAGCATAAAGTAATATCACCATTTGTTCTGATACATGCTTGCGTCCACGGTTTAATGCAAAATGCATTATTACGTTTCGGCATGGTATTTGCACTCCTGCCAAAATTCTGTCATCTGTGGGAATGTTTCCAAAAAGTTTAAACCTCTGCGTTTATCATATTCATTAAAAAATCTATAGAAGTCTGCTCTTTGTATTGTAACATATTCCTTCGAGAGTTCGCAACCTTGTTTCATCCATTCAACATTACGTTCCATACGTTGTATTTCATAATCTTTAAAGCCTTCGAAGTTATCAGCTGTTTCGTCTGCTTGATTTGTTCGCATAAACGTAACAACATCTTCTAATATGCGAACATAACTTGCTGGGAGTATTTGTAAACTTTGATAGGTTGGGCTACGTAATAGTGGCGTATCGAACCACACACGTTGATAAGTTGTGCTGTATTTGTTACGCATCTCTAATATCTGAGTCAATAAAAGTTTTAGTCCAAGTATGTTTAAATTGTTCATTGTGATAATAAACGTTAGGCTATTGCGGTATGGCACTTCTGTTAGGAAAGCGTTAGAATATCGCATGACTCTATCCCAATATAGCCCATCGCGTATATATTCTGCATGTGCAGGAAGTCCAGTATCTAGACTAACATACTGCATAAAGTGTTCTATACGTTCGCCCGTGCATAGTTGTTTAACTTTGTCTAAATACTTTTCAAATACTTGTGGCTCAACACTGAAGTTACTAGTTACATCAACGTGTAAATCACTTTTTGGTAGTGCAAGTATGTAATCAAATACACGGTGCGTATTCTTATCCATAAGCGGTTCACCACCAGTCATTCTAAAGTGTTTTAGCTTAGGATACAGCTCGGGCCACCAACGCCAAAATGCTTCAACATACGGATTAGCTTCGCGTACTGGGATTGGCTTGCGGCGACCTTGAAAGTGTTCAGGCGCATTGTGTGGTACGCTTGTTGGATACGCACCCCATCTGTCTGTATCCTTACCCCACTCTGTTGAGTATTGTGGGGAGCAATATGAACATGCTAAGTTACAGCCATGACTGAAGTTTACTTCAACATAACTCGGTACAACGTCTTGGTCCCATGGTGCGTTTACTATTTCTTCATAGTGTTCAGCCGCCCATGGTTCACCGGAGCGATAGTGTCTGTCGCTTAGTTGGTTGTTATCTTCTGCACTCCAACAATAACTACATTCTGCCGGGCGTGTTTGCTCTAGCATAAGTTTACGTTGCTGTTTCTTGTAGTCAGTATTGTGTAGCGCACCCGGATTAAATAGTAGTGGCGCACTATCAATTTCGTGTAAGGGCGGATGATAGCAACTGTTTGTTAGTCCAGTTGGCAAATGTAGACTTACTTGTTGCCATTTAGCCAAGCAGAGTGCAGGACCTAACTTGTCCTTCATTTCCTCTGCAGCCGACATAAAATTACTACTCATCGTTATCCATCAATTTTTTTAGCTCGTCTCTATGCTTTACTCTATGTTCAATAGATAATCGAATCATTTGTTTATGGTTATGTTCAAGTATTTCTTTACATTCATCTAACAGCGTATCCATTCTGTTGTCTAAAATTAATTGTTCTAATATTTCAAATACTTTATTGACACGAGCAACTCCGGTTAATTTATCGTAGGATTCGTCGATTATCCCATCAAATGTTTTAAATCCTAACTCATGCAGAATAGCAAATTGCCCCGGTGAGCCAATTAATAAAAACGGTCGTTTATAATACAATGGGCGATATACTTTCTCTGACACATCACCACAATTTGGTTCAGTACTAGTTTCGCATACAATATCAATGGCTATTTTTTCGTATACCTTACCCCAATCACTGGTATTATACGGCGGAGTAATTAATGGCGAATTCGGAGACGGGATTAACTCTTCTATATCACTGTGTGGCACAACTTCTAGCATTTCTTTGTATGTCTGATTTGAATGCATAAAGTAATCTACTAGATCAGGATAACTCATATATTCGAATAAATTTTCTCTAAAACTTGTTAGCCCCATTTCCTTAAATTTAAATTTTGTATGAGCATGTGCAGCGTAAATCCTGTCGGATGATGCACGAGCAATAAACATTCCGTAATATTTTTCTTTATTCCATGAATATATTTTACTAGTAATATCCATATATGCCGCCATCATATTAAGCGAAGTGCGTTTTATATTATAGTCAGGGTGGCTACTACCATAGTTTGGCAATAATTCTGTTGTTAACCATGAAGTAGGCATAAAGTTTGATGTTTCTATTGTAATAGCCGACTTGTCCCATTTCCAGTACAAGCACAAGTCATCTAATAATTTATACAAACCATTGTTGGCACCATTTTTTCCTTCATTAGTGAATAGATATACCGTTCCATCTGTTTGCATACTATGAATTATTTTAGAAATCAACTCGGGCACGTAATAAAGTTCTTTACTGCCCCAATGTTTTTGCATATCTACTTTCATTACTTCTCCGTTGTTTTTGTAAAAATTGACAATAGTGACAAATCGGTGTACGATTTATAATTGCCCGAATCTTCATTGAAATCAGCTGTTTGGTCCATTAGCATAATACCTCTTGCAGCATCTTCGGGAGTCATATTATAGTGCCAGCCTATCATTTCAACTGTATCTTGATCAAAATTAACGCCAAATGTTCTACCATCATGACTAGCTCGTTTAAGCCAATTGTATGCATCTATATCATCAGTTAGAATCATGCCGCCTTTGCCGATTGGTATACGCTTTTTAATCTGAAATGATAGTATATGGAACCCACCCTTGTACATATCCTTTTGCCAACGCACTGCTCCATCAAAAATAGGATACGGAGTTAATTGATATACACCAGTCCATTCTTCTTGTGTAAAATTAACACTGCACCCAGCATGGATAACTTGCGCCGGTACTGATATATATGTACGTGCTGGGACATCTATTGGGCCAAATGCTTTGAGATATTTTAATGCAAGAAATATACCATGTGAACAACAATCAATTGCTACTGCATATTTACTGCCCGCAAAAGTAGCTACTTTCTTTTCAAATAGATCAATTACATCTGATGGAGAATTCCACACATAACCTTGTGCAGTTAATTGATCTAATTCTCGGCGTCGCCATTCATATGTTGGGGCCAATGGCCATGATTTATACATAACTATCCTGTTGTTCCCGGGTCTTGAAATATAATTAGAGGTCCCACATATCGTGCAATCGAACCCATGTATCGTCCCGATACAGCTATGTCTTTAGTGACTGTACTTAATGCACCCACTTCAACACCATCACATATTGTTAATGCATTAAGTGAGGCTGCTTTAAAATTAAATATACACCCGCTACCGATTTTAGTTTTACCAGCAATCAATGTGCCCGAATGTATAATAACATTATCCGCTAATGTACTATAATGTGATATAAGGCAATATGTTTCTAATATGCAATGTTTTCCGATGGTTGCGCCCATCATAACTGTATTAAATGAGCACAGAAAACTACCGTGTCCAATAACTTCAGTTATTGCAATATCGTTGCGTATCACCGATGTATGATGTACATAACTAAAGCAATCTAGTTGTTGCTCTTCTAAAATATTAATTATATTTGTTCTAGCAACTGTATCAAGTGTAAACACTACACAATATTGATATACAGTTTTATCATTTAATGCCAAAAATTCTTCTGGAGTGATTACTGTAATTGGTCCTGCTGTGTGATCTGGATCATTATATCCGTTCTCAAGATAAAATAATCCTTCTTGTGTCATTACTGATTTTGGAACACCAATCAGACATAACGGTTTATTACTTCCGTAAGTTATTAACATTTATTCTGGTGCCTTAACTATAAATTTGCTAAAGTGCGCAATTGCTTCTTCCCATGACTGAATATTAAATGTTCTAGTAGAAAAACGTACACTTATGCACCAACGAGGAATCTTATTAACAATAATATTATGTGGCCTACCTGTTGCTACTAAAGTTAACTGTTTACCTAATGTTCTACGGTACATGTGTTTACCATCAAACGATGACATCGGCCAAGACATATTACGAGATCCAACTTCAGTTGCATCGTACATAATATATTCACCTGGGGTGTCAGGAGTATCGAACCAAATCATTTCGCTGTCGTCCCCTTCACTTACTACCCAATTTAATGCAAATACTGCTGGACGAATTGGATTTTGGAATAAATCAACGTGCGCCATTGATTCTTCAAAGAATGGAGATCTATAAAAGATAGTAGCAGAATCCGGTGGTAATCCAATCTCATTCATATAAGCTAACCATTCAGCAGAGAATAGCTCACTTATTGTTTCTCGATTATATGGCCATAAATCACGGATAGTTGATTCATTGATTAAATTATTAAAATCAAAATCTTCTCGTATAGCATTACTAATATCTATATTTAGAACATGCCACGGCGAAATAGTTAAATCATTCACGATACATTACTCCTTTATTCTTAAACATACTCTTGTAATGATATTTAAAGAATTTACTTTGGTCTGCTGTTAAATGTGGTGCGGGTAATCCTAATTTTACATTTAATGTATGTGACATTTCATTGCATTCTTCTACTAAGTTTAGTACTTTGTTTTGATGCCAAATTTTATCCAATGCATCAAAGTCTTGTACTTCTCTATAATCCCAATCTGTAATCATAGTCATATATGTGCCAAGTTTAGCACCGTACATTGCCCAGTCACCATTCTCTACGTCCATGCCTACATTATGCCATATGCTTAAATGATCGTAGTTCCGATCATGTACACGCTTCTCAAAATCTAATAGATTTGGCTTAGTGCCGCGATCTAAACACATCTTAACGCCTTCTCTAAAGCCAGCTCTCCACGCTTGATATGGACTTTGATTTGGGTATGTTGTGCTGTAGCAATCATTCATTGCCCAATAGCGTGGGTCAAAGCAAAACTCAACGGCAGTATCATCATCACCGTTGCTTGCTTCGTGTGTGCGCATATTATTGATGAATTCTTTAGTCCAGCAACTCATACCACCGTTACCGTACTGTAAGCCATTAATGATGTTACGTGCCTTCCAACGAAAGACTACATCTTTATTAGTATCATCTAATGTAAGTTGTAAGTTAAAGAACTCTGGGTCGGGTAAGTTGTCGCCATCGATTAATACAAAGCGTTCAGTATCACTTGCAGATGCGGCTGCTTTATGTGCGGCATCACTGCCTTTAACACTATCTACACGTTTAGCCCACGGAACCATATTTTGAATCTTAATCCAAAACTCTTCTTTTTTTGGCTCATCATAACTTAGGTAGATGCAGTCTAAATCTGCAATATCAACGATTTGTGTCATAGTATTCAATCTCATTGTAAGTATCGGTTGGTTCTAATATTAATCCAGCATGTTTCTTTACTACAGCATAACCCTCGGAGCTACTTACTAATTGTACACGAATACCGGGGTTGTTGTCAATCTTTTTCAGCTTACCATCTACAATTGTATAGCGGAAGTAGTTGTCGTATTCATCTTTGCTAACAACGATATATGTTGTATCATCTGGGTGATTTATCATTGTACACATTGTAATGTGCCCATCTTCTTCATAGTGTATTCTGTATTCTTTAACTTCTTCTATGATAGGTTGTATCATTGCAAATGCTTTAGCTAATTCATCTTCTGAATTCATCTTCGTACTCCTTAACTAATGCATCAGTTACCCAACTCTTTTCGTGATAGTGAATCGGATGATATTGATTTGTATTTGCTATACGTACCATTGGCAAATCTGTTTCGCACATTACTAATTCGGGCCACGGCGTACTTGTCCACTTGTTAATAGCAGGTTTCATATGCACAAAGTTAATAAAGTCCATCGACAATGTACAATCTTCTACGCCAATTAACTTTGCAGTTAACGCATAAACAACATCAGTAGTTGGGTTATCGTCGCGACAGTTAAGTAATACATTATCACGTAGATACGCCCAGTTTTTAAATATTTGTTCTGCTAGTGTAAAGAACTGTGTTGCTTCTCTTGTGTACCTAAAATACATTAGTCCATTGTAGGTATCGGGTAATTCGTTATCATCAAACAACTTTCTATATTCACGTGAGTTACTTAACTCTTGCTTATAATCTCTACAGCCTGTGCTTAGTACAACATTTTTTAATCTAAAAGCAGTCCACCAGTGTGCAATGCTTCTTGTAAACACAATATCGCTTTCAAGTTTAATTGTTTCTTTGAATGGTGTGAGATAAAATGCTTGCCACTCGTTACTTAACTTCCAAGTTTCGTCTTGCGCTAAGTCATTTTCAATTGTAATTACATAATCAAACACTTTACGATGTTGTTCTGTTACTTGCTCTAATGTATTTTTATCAACTGCTACTGCATACAAGCTACCGGGCATTGTTAGTTTAATGCTCATTGCTTGTACGTAAGCGAGACGTAAATAATCAACGTCTGCTGTGTTTTGTGCAATGGTCATAAAGCCTTGCTGTGCTTGATGTGGTGTTATGCGCATATTGTATCCACCAATTTGTCAAAGTCTGCACTTAATAAGTAATCTTTATCCATTATGTGTACGTTTTGCTTGGCAATGACATGCGCTATATTTTCTTCACGTATAATCATCTTTTCGCCTGTTATTTCAATGTTTTTGACTAGTTTATCAATGGTTAACATAGTAAAAGGGATACTTTGTGCAAGGTCAGTAGTGTAACCGCTAATAATATTGTTTGCAATTGCAAATGCGTAATCATTGCGGAAGTTGCGTTCTCTAATGTGATATAGTTTGCGATAGTAGGCATAGTTGCGTTCAATTCTGCCCACTAATTCAAACAATGCTTTTGTTTTATTGGTACGTTTAAATGTTATAGCAGTTGCCCATACATAATCTAAACTTAGTTGACCCATGTTGCCCGACATTGACATTGTAGGGCTTTGATTGTGATGCATTAGCTTGTAATCAACTGTTGTATCGAGTATATCTATTAGACTAGTATCTAACTGTAAATAATCACTATCAAGCAATATAGTTTCATCATACGGGCTAAGTTCATATGCACGATATCTACCACCATTTTTCCATTGTGTTCCACTTGCATGACCAGTACGAATATTACCAATTGATTCAACACCAGTATCTGTTATAATAGTAGTTGGTAGATTTAATGTGTGTTTTATTAGTCGTGCGGCCTGCTCCGCGATTTTAACGTAATCGACGGTGTCTGTGTTAACTGCAAATAGTATTACACCTTTAGACTTTTCTTGCACGTTTAAGTTCTTCGTGTTGTATATGCCATGCGTTCATAGCCATTTGATAATGCTGTTTAGCTAACTCTAACATTGCTATTCTATTAACTTTAATTGGATTTTGATAGGTATCTTCTATAACCATTTCGTACAAGTCATATAAGTTTAGAAATGCTATTAGTTCAGGAGTGGCCTTGAATAGCCCACCACTAAGTGTAAAATGCAAATCACTTTGTATTTTTTCTCTAAGTATGCGTTTGTTTGTTTGATAATCTGTTGCTTGCTTAATTCGGGCAACTAGTTGATTGATTTCTGTTGTCATAATAGTAATTAGCCATAAAAATAGGTAAGTGTAAATAACTTACCTATAGTTTACTACATTTATATCAGTTTGTCAACTATTATGAAACAGTTGGCGTGCCCCACGGACTTGCTGGTAAGTTTGAAGTTTCTGGATATACAATATCAACTGCCATTCTGTAAGTAAGACTTAATGTATCATTCCATGTTTTATCAGTAATAGAATAAACAGTACGGAAAACTACGTTTAATCCGTTTGAGCCGTTAGTAGTGTCACTACTGCTTGTATACACTTGTAAATACCCAGTGCTTGCTGTGTAACTTGCTGTGGTATCAGTAACTTGCACTATAGTAGCCGGTGTGTTAAGTACGTTAGTTCTATAACCAAGTGCTGTATTGTTTGTGTTTAATGTAAGACCAGTACCTGTGCGTCCGCCATTTGCTGTATTTTTAAAAGCAACTCCGCCTAAACCAGTTACTAGTCTAGCAAAACTGTTTTCTGATCCGCTATCTGCTGAGTTAACTGTACTTAATCTTAAATTTAATTGTCCGCCCGCATTAAAAAAATAACGTGCGGCATTGGCGCTAGCAAATGTTACTACACGGTCCACAGTATAACTACTTAAACCAGTTGTACTAGATACAGTTGCATCAAAGTTTGCACCAGTAGTTGTAGCACCTTGTGTTGCATAGTTTGCTTTATTATTAAATGCATTAGTAACACCAGTTTGCAATGAGGCAATATATGCAACTGTTGCACCTGCTGTTGGTAATGTAATACCTGATCCAGCACCAGCTTGGTGTGTTAGAATACTATTTAATCTACCAATTAATGTAGACCATTGTGTCGCAGTAATAACTGCACCAGCTGTTACACCTGTTATTGTAGTAGCTGTTTGTCCATAACCAATTGCACCTGTACCTGTACCCCATACAGTATTAATGTTTGCCACTGCGTTGTTTGCTGAACCGTCTGCGTTACCTGTTGCAAAGGTATTATAATGATCGTGTAATATTAGATCGCCTGCTGCGTATGCCATTTCTGTTTTTCCTTAATTATTTAATTTAACTATTGCTTCTACCGTGCCTTCGCCTTCGGTAGTTTTGTTTCCTAACGCACGGCCAAGTACATTAAATGCGGTTATCTCACTGCGTAAAGCGGCACGAGCTAATCCATTCCCTGCACTTACTAATCGATCACCTTTTGTAACTAATCCAATTACTCTTACTGGCACACGCCCATTAACTGCTACAGGCGGATGTGTTGCGTTACTACCTGCAGATCCATTTAATAAGAATCCAGGCAATGTACTTATCACGCCAAATACTGCTTCACTTAATTCCTGAACTGCCATTGTAATTTCTTTAAGGCCGCCTAGTTCAACAACTGTACCTGGCATAAGTGGAATATCTGCCTCGAAGCGTTCGGCCAAATCGGCATAGTTAGCTGTCATTGCTGTACCAGTAACGTTTCCAGTAAAATGACCTGCAAATTCAGTTCCAATAAAATTAACTGCAAATACAGTACCAAATCTATTAGCAGCAGACCCAATGTTACCAACAGTATCTGCGCCTGATTTTACAATACTCGGCAATGATGCCGGTGCTGTTGTTGTTACATTACCAACAAAATTGTCAGCATATACATTATTAAATTTTAAACTACTTGTACCAATATCGATTGTATTAGTTGTACTTGGAATAATTGTAGTAGATATTCTGGCACTAGTTAAATTAGTCCACCCAGTAACATTTAAATTACCAGTAACAGCTTGATAACCAGAAACAGCTAAGTTAGTATCTACAGTAACAGCACGAGTAGTACCACTAACATTAAGTGCTCGAAAATCCGAACCGCCCATGTTAACATGTAAATTAATATCACTGTTATTAACTTGGTTATATAATTTAACTGCGCCGCCAACAACACCAATATTAAAATTGTTGCTACCACCGATTGTTAATCCAGTATTATTAAGTACACCAAAAGTTGAGCTTGTTGTTGTATTCTGATCGCTACGTAAAAATTGCGATGATGTAAGTCCCGATAATGCCAATGCATTTGATGCATTGCCTGTTAATTGTGCATCGGTGATGGTTGTTGATAAATTCATTCCTGGTTTAAGAGTTGCAAAACCAGCAATAGCAGTTTGTGGAGTAAATACCGGATCTTTAGTAATAATCATTACTGTAGCATTAGATACATAAAATCTAACAATAACATGACTGCCACTGATGTTATCTAATATAGTTTCAACTGCAGGGCCCGATGTACCCGTACCTGTAGAAGTTAGCGGGCCAATTAATACCCATGTACTGCCACTGAATACAAAAAGTTGGGCAGAAGCTGTGTTCCACCATAAGTCACCTGCAATTGCTCCGTTAGGAGAAGTACTTGATGCCATTGACGTATGGATTGGTTTCCATACGTCACCTGTATAAAATTTTAAAAGTGTTGCACTACTATCATACCAAATTTGGCCAGTTAATGGTGCAGCGGGTGCGCTATCATACGCAAAATTTTCTAATAATTTAACATAATTTTCATTCAAGAAAATGCCGTACCCAGCATAGTTTTTACCAATCAAAGTTAAACTGGTTGCAGAGGTGTTAACTGTTCCATCAATAACTGATGCAATCGTAGAACCCGCTGTTGTTATAACGTTATATGCCATTATGTTTACCTATTATTATAATTATTTATCTAAAACTACATTATGTTGTGTACTGAAACCAGATATCGCCATCGTTTGACCCAATGTCATTAACGCCCGGATTTGGTGCATCTAAGCTAACAAACTTAGCACTACCGCCCCACCATTGTCCTGCTGTATGTACGTAACTAGTAGTTGCAATTGCAAGATTACCTGTGCTTGTATATGTTTGTGGTTGTGTTGGTGCTGTAGGAGTACGGGTTAAATTCACACCGGTTGCCGACGCATTCAATACACTGATACCGTCAAGTGCCAAGTCTGCTGATGCTGTTCCAGCATCAACTATTTCTAACTGGCTATTACCTTGATAAATTTTATTCTTTAGGAATCCGGAATTATTAACTACAAACCCGGTTGTAGCAATTTGGTCCGACACTGTGCCAACAATGGCTGTTGGAGCTGTTGGCACTCCTCCTAGATATGGAGAATTAGCAAAGCTGTCATCGACATAATTTTTTGTTGCAACTCCTAATGTTGTAGTTGGATCTGCCGCAACTTCAATCACACCAGTTGTTCCAGTAATGGTTAGGTACGGTGTTCCATTTGTTATTAAACTAATATCACCATTTGTAGAATTATTTGTGATAGATGCATGAATTCCGGTAACTGCTAAGGTTAAATCTAGTCCAGCACCGATTGTTACTCCGCTATCATTTACAATACGTAAATTCCCTGTACTACTATTATTAATATCTGTACGTAAATAATTAGTTGCAACAACACCGCCTAAATAACTAGCATTATTTGCTGTTCCCCAGAATGTTTCACCACTATGTATATTGTAACCTGTTTTAATAGTAGTAAATCCGTCGACTGAAGTTGCAGGAGTAAATTCTCCATCTTGACTAATAATTGCAGTTCGTGTTCCGTCTAAATATATCACAATAACAGCATGCACGGATGCAGAAATATCTGTAATTGTTTCTCGTAACGCACCGGATTTACCGTTAATTTTGTCCCAGCTCGGGCCTACTAAAATCCATCCACTACTTGCATAAGGAGAGGTACCATTGTATACATAAAACTGTTCATTTGTTGTATCCCACCATAAATCGCCAGCTAATGTTGTTGTTGGAGGGATAGATGTTGCAACTGCACTACCGACAACTTTAAAGGCACTGCCTGCAAATACTTTTAATAAATTATTTGTAGTATCCCACCACAATTGTCCAGGAAGTGGGTTGCTTGGTGCTATGCCATATGCAAAATTTTCAATTAATGCCACTAAGTTATCAGTCATTATCTGACCGTAGTTACTGTAGTTACGCCCAACTAATGTTAAACTAGTATGTGCCGTGTCCACTGTACCATCTAAAATAGTACCAAGTGTTGTTCCGTTTGTTGTTGTTATTGTATACGACATTTTATTATCCTAGTTATGCTGTAGTGCTTAAATTAGTTAAAGTTTGAATACGCACTGTATAATCAATTTGAATTAATCTGTTTAGCGATTTTTGCACTGGACTAAAAATCACATGTGTTAATAGTTTGCCAAGTCCTTCGCCTGATGAACTAAATCCTTTTAAACCCAATTCGTCAAAAACGAATTGTCCATTTAAATCTTGACTGTTATCAAACACTGCTTGCCCGTTTGGCTCACCGTAGTCTAATAGACAGCTTACAATAATGTCAGTATAGATTTTAGTTGCCACATGAGAAACAACAATATTATTTCTTAATGGGTCACCGTTTGCAGCATTTGTATTATCAACAATTTTATAATATTGCGGACTATACAAGTCGGCATTTTGAACATTTGTATTTGTTGGCAAGTATGTAATAACACCAGTAGGGTCAACTGTAGTGCCGCCGTTACCAAAATGCATTTCTGTGATAAAACTTAATCCTTTGTTACTTAAACTTGTTGCAAGAGCTTCACTCATATTTTCATAATGAATAGCATTGTCTTTATCAACAAATACTTCATTTGTAACAGGATCAAATATCTTTAAAAATCCTCTAATACTAAGATTTGCAGTTGATAACATTATGCTCGCTCCTGTACAAATATTTCATTAGTTTCGGGATCGAATATTTTAATGTGACTTTGCACATCGATTCCGCCACGCTCATCAGGGCGTTTTTCAATTTGAGGCTTACTATTATCTACTGATTGTTGCATTTTATCATCCATATTATTATTTATTCTCGCAGCCGAATACATTTTATAGCCTTCCAACAACAACTTCAATTATTCCGTCTGTACCTTCAAAGTCTTCTAACGCTTTGCCTATTACTGCGCCGAACTGCGGAGATGTTGTTGCTCTAGCAAATCCATCAGACGCTGCAACCATTAAGTCGCCTTTCTTAATACTACCAGTAACTCGACACGGTACACGACCAGTCAATGCAAGGGCAACAACATTGTGCCCTATTAAATTTGTATTCATCAAATGTGCTGGGTTAGTAGATACTATACCGGCGACTCGAGCTGTATTATCGGTGGCTAGCGTAACTTCAAACAGTCCGCCAAATGCTAAAACAGTGCCCGGTGCGTATTCCGCATCTGCTTGATAATTTTCTGCTATATCGGCATATTTTGCAGTAGTTGAAACACCACTGAATGTTGTTGCGTAAACTGTAGCAAATGTAGAACCTGCAGCACCAATATCTCCCACGCCATTTCCGCCCGAATGGGTAATACTTGGTGTAGTCACAGATGCTAGCGTAAGCGACGGAACACCCGATAAACTCGCGGCACTACCACTTGTACTTTGATTAAATGTTGGCCAAACAAATGTACCAGACCCAAAGTTACCCGATGTTGGAGTTCCTAATGCCGGTGCAGTAAATGTAGGAGTAGCTATAGTTGGGCCGGTACTTAGTACTACTGAACCAGTACCGGTGCTTGTTGTTGTACCTGTGCCGCCAGATGCAACTGCCAATGTAGCAGACAATCCTGCAGCTGTTCCGCTGGTGTTTTGATTTAATGTTGGGAACGTACAATTAGATAAATTACCACTTGTTGGTGTACCCAATGCTGGTGTCACTAATGTAGGCGAATTACTTAATACTACTGAACCTGTCCCTGTGTTAGTTGTTGTACCTGTTCCACCGTATGCTACACTAATAGTAGCGGCATTCCATGTTCCACCTACTAATGTGCCAACTGATGTGATTGCTGTTTGTGCTGGAGTAGTTAATGTACCTTGTAATTTAGTAGCAAATACTGTATTAAAAATACCGCTGCTCGATCCAATATTGCCAACCCCACTGGTGCCGCCATTGACTAGTTTAGTGACTGCATCGCTATTGATTGTGTGAGCACCAGTCTTAATTGGATCATAAATTGCATTAGTTAAACTTACTTGACCGCCTGCTGGTTCAGCAACATTACTAAACAAATTCCATACACCGTCGGTGTCGTTACGTACAAATCCGGTATGTGCATATACGTTGGCTGGGCCACCAGTGAATGCACTAAAGATACCTATATCATATGAATATGGGTATGGTGTAGATGCTTCCATATATACCAATGGAGCCGATACAGATAACGTCGAAGTACTAGTAGTAATTAAGTTAGCAGCATAAATGTTTCCACCTACTCGCATATCGCCTGCAACTCCAATTCCACCGTTTACTACTAGTGCGCCAGTTGTTATTGAGCTTGTTGCTGTTGTTGCATTAACTGTTAATCCAGTTGACGATAATCGAGCTCGAAGATTAGATAATTGTGTGCCACCTGTGTGGAATACAATACTTTTTCCTACAGTTTGTGTACCTATTGCTAAATTGCCACCGTTAACATACATATATCCATCAAGTGCGCCAGCGATACTGTAATCTAGATTAGAATACCCACTTGAGTTAATACCCATATCGATGTATTTGCTAGCATCATCGCCTGTGTCGGCTACTGCAATATAATCTGACGAAGCAGTCGCGCCACTGCTTATATTTTGCATCACAACTTGTTGATAGTTATTAACGCTACTATTGAACTGTGCTACTGATTGCGGAAATGATGCTGCAACTACATCTGATCCAACGTGTAGTTGATATGTGCTCGGTATGTGTACGTTACCGCTAACGCCGAGTCCGCCTGCTACTATTAAAGCGCCAGTTGTTGATGAATCTGAACCAGTTGTTGCTGTAATAGATACGGCACCACTAGATGTTAATCCAGTTAGTGTGCCAAGTGATGTAATTTGATCTTGGACCGGAGTTGCAATATGTCCAGTTAAATTAGTAGCAGTAACATTACCTGCATTAATATTGCCAGTTACACCAACCCCACCAACTACAGTAAGCGCACCAGTTGATGTTGATACTGACACAATTCCGGCATTATTTCTAATTGCACCATCTGTATAAAACGTGCCACTTGTATACAACTCACCAAATGCCGATCCAGCAGCTCCTAAATTATACATTGAATCAGTAATCGGAACTAAACTTGAATTAACTGTTAATTGTGCAGTGTTTCCTGTAGTTGCTACATTAGCAAAAAAATCTCGTAATACCGATCCATCTATTCTTTTAGTAATATACGGTCCATCAGTATCTACCACTGCCATTAGCGTAGTATTTGTCATGCTAGTCAGCGCCGTTAACTGGCTTATTTTAATTGTCATTTATGTCTCCGGACACGTTAATCATTTTTTGTTTCGTGGTGGTATTAATTTCCATCAATATCACCAAACTCGCCGTATATTTCTATACCCGATTCTGTTACTATATTTACCAACGCCTCATCACCTATTGCAAAACTCGCTGGATAGCCACTTGGCCATAATTTTAAGAATAATACCTGAGCAGTATCAGTAAACTGGAAGCCCAGCCCATCTGATGGTGCAACTCCAGGTATAGGTGTATACCATGCATTATCTGTTTTTAAAGTTACATTTGCTTTAACTGTAATATTTCCATTGGCATCAACTGATCCAGTAACATATTCGTTAGTCGAATCACTTGCAGCTAATAAATTCATAGCAAGCGGAGCAATGTCAGAACTAATTGTGCCATTGATACTTATTTGATTACTTATATTCGCAATATATACCGATGTAGTAGGATGTATACTTGTAACAGTACCGCCATTAATTGCAATATTGCCAGCGCCTAATTCAAATATTGTTGTATCTACATATACTAAGTTAACATACTTACTGTCAGTAACTGATTGTTGAACTATTGCATTTGCACCAGTTGAGCTTTGAGTTATGTAACTACCACTTGATACTGTGATATTACTATTCAATCCAACATTTGCAGATGCATAACTAAACGGTATATTGTTATTTTTAATAACAGTAGCACGAGGCACAGCCCTAATACTTGCAGATGTAGGATATGCATTGGCATCTATTCCATTCAAACTAATATTACCTGATCCTACAGTAAATTGACCGGCAGTATATACTAATGTTATGTAGTTACTAGTCGTATCTGTTTTTGTTACTCGAGCAATTGTTCCTGACAAACTTTGAGTTACAATGTCACCAACTTGTAAAACTGGTAAAATAGCACTTACTTGTATGGTTTCGGCAGTTAAGGTTGATATTGCAGTTACCGTAACATTAGCACCAGTGCTTGCTTGTGTAATATAATCACCAAACGTTGGTATAATTGCATCAGTAAATGTTAACTCATATGGCGGAGTTGATGTAATAGTGTATGCATGATCTACTGCATGAGTTACATTACTAGAACCAATATTTGGCATTAATTGTCTATTACTTGCATCAACTACTGCAACCCCAGATTGATAAGTTAATCTTGGTGCGGTTCCTGCTGTTCCTCTACGTAATTGTCCTAATGTATGATTAATTAAATCAATTGTATAATACGTAATTCGTTCTGTCTGAATAAATATTACCCCAGGGATACCAGCATCTGGGTCCGGTATAGGTAAGGTGCTTGCATCTTCGACATAAATTAAACTATCACTAATATTTAAAGGGGCAGTTAACACCGTTGAATAATGTTCTGCAATTCGTAGATATGTCGAATTGTGTAGCATATCGTGTAATATGCGATATCCAAGTACCACAGTATTACCAAGAATCTTAGTATATACTTGTAGATTTAATGTATCAAATACAATACCCGGAACCATTTCTTCTGGAGCATGACTCGAATATGTATCAACATACGCACCACCAATAACATTAATATCTTCTGGGCGTGTACCAAGAGCTAAATCAGTGTAGTTACTCTGAATCAGCGAATCAACTGCTGTGTCACTTGTCATTGGTAGACCATCAATATCATATTGCACCTGATCAAATAGGTTGATATCAAACGGTCCTAAATCTAAGCCAGGAGCCTGATCAAACGGCAGTCCAGTTACTTGTACGCCTGGATAATCGATGCCATAAATTAACTGTGATAAATTTTTCAGTGGAAGGTCATTACCCGGAGCATAGTTTGCCATTATTCTATCATTTGCATTAGTAAAACTTGCAGATGGATGAACAGTATAATCAGAGGCAATAAATTTAGCCGGGGTAGTCATGTTTGCATTTACAATGTAACCAACTGCATTATAGCTAACAATGTCGCCCGCTAAAAATACTGTATTAGGTGTCCATTCTTTAACTACACTAGAATAACTAATTCTATCAAATTTCATAGTAGTATTAATACTACGCACTTGATTATTGTGTAATCTTGCGTATGCCGTTGCCCCTGATCCATTGCCATTTAGTCGAATAACAACTTGTTGGCTATATCCTGTTCCCGGGTTATCAACTATCACGGCAGTAACTTCACCTGTATCAAAATTAATCAATGAGTGTGCAGTTGCACCGGTGCCATTTCCGTATATCTCAACTACAGGCGCAGTTACATAACCGACTCCTTTATTTCCAATTTCTATTGATTCGATTTCATAGGTTCTATTAGCATACCATTGATTATATGGTGCTGTTTGCCACATCGACGAATCTGTAGCAAGTTGCTCGCCACTTGGACTACGGAATACCTTCAGCGTATGATCATAATATGCAGGTAGATCAAAGTCAGACACGCTACCCGGAAACTCATCAACACTATTGTAATTAAGTAAATATTCTCGTATCTTAGTTGAATACGGTTTAACTTCGTTTATATAATCCTGGTAATAAGTTTGATTGTCCTTGATATAATTAGATGGTTGAGTTAACCCACGTAATTTGTGAACAATGCTAATAAAACTAGTTTTAAATATCCAATCAACATAAGTTTGTTCAGTAAATAAATAATTTATCAATTGAAAGAATAATTTATTAAACTCTCCAGCAAGCGTACCAACAAATATATCATCTTGCAATCCAACAATAATATTTCGAAGTTCAACGTGTTGATCTAATGTTACATCAATTAATTTAGATTTATTAAGTTGTATGGTTCCGTGTTGTTTACCAATTGTAACAAATTCAAGTGCGTCATTGACAAGTATTAATTCCCATTGTCCTGCTCCGGTATTGGTTATTTTAATAATATCATTAGCTGTATACGGCAGTTTTAATGCATCAAGCAATGTTGCAACTGAATAAGCTGGTTTAATAGCAGAAGTGTAACCAGTGGCATACCAATCTGCGTAATCCCAATACAAACTAGTTTTGTATGATTGGCTTCGAATTATTTCCCATGTATTAGTACTAGTTAATTGATGCAGTGTCCATCTACCTTCGTACATTGTATTAGTCGCAACTAATACTAAGTAACCCGATGATAATTCGGTTGTATCAACATATAGTAATTCTTCTTCTGTTGTAACTAATATATCGTATTCATTTAACTTTTTGCTTGGTTGCGATTCTTCTAATAGAAGATGTTCCACATTATATGTAGTATATTGGGCAGTTGTAAATACATTATTAACATAATCAATTAGTACAGTAACCGCAGTAAGTCTATCAACAAACATCGATTGTCGAGGTCTAATAGAAATACCATATCGGTCAGCAATGCTTAATCCCATATCCGGAACTTGCGCATTAGCTATATCATATCCTACTAAACTATCTATTAATTTATCTATAATTCGAACAGGAATTATACCTACATTATTACCTTTTTGTATTAATTCATATTCACTATGTACTATGCTTGAATTTCGTATTAATTCATAATCTAAATGCAATATTGTATCTACATCGGATAGATACTCGGCAATATTATATAGTATCACCGCAGAAGGTGAAATGATAGCTGTATATGCTGTTCCGTTATTTTTTGGATTTTCTATTAAGTCTCGAATAACTTTAATCGGCAATGATCTTGAAGAATTAATAACATCAAGTGATGTTTTATCTTTAACCCAATAATAATATTTTGTACTAATTATATTAGTAAGTGGATCAACAAATATAGTTTCCACATACGCACTATCGTCAGCATGTTTTGGTGTACCATTATTACCTGCAGAAACATATTTGCTCGGTAATACGTCCGATTCTACCCACTCTAATACTTCAACAATTGATCCTGGAAATAATCTACCCCAGTTAATACTGCGATATGCTAGTGATCCTTGCTCGTAATCTATGTAACGTACTTGGTCTAAATTCCACCATACTCTACCGACTTGTGTAGCTTCCCAATATGTATTTGAACTGCTTTCGCTACTTGTGCCTTTATTATAAATTGCAGGATCATATGATGTTTTATATGAAAGTTCTTGTTCTGCTAGCCCTAAAATCTTACCAGCAGCTGGATCAATGAATTCTAAATTAGCTAAAATAGTATTAGTTCGTTTGTTATACACATAAAGTCTGTTAACAGAATCAATATCAACTGTTGGCTGTTCGTAACGTAATAAATTCCACCCACGTTGCCCAGTTGGATTACTAAACAGATAAATGCTACCACCATTGGTTATTGTTGCATCATCATTTGGTGCACTTACTACGATATGTCCGCCAATAACATCAATCGCAGCACCAAATCCGTCACCTGGATTTAAATCTGTTGGATCAATTTGTTGACAGAATGCGTAGCGTCCTGGATTCTCTACTGCATTGCGTGGGTCATCGTATAGTTCATATGTGTATACACTTCCACTAGCTTTTATACTATCATATATGCCAGTAGTTTCACCATCGAGTATAGTAGTATCGTTATCAAATGTAGTATATTTTCTTGTTGTACCGCGATCGCTACTGATCACTAGCATATATGCATTGCGAGCCAATATAACTTTAGTACCAAAATATTCATTGGCATTTTTATAAGGGTTAACAATAATCTGCATGAATGCAAATATAGCCATGCCTGCATCTTCATACACGGTGCCACTTGCTGATAAGATACGTAAACGATTTTTAGCTACAGTTTTATCACTGTTTAATCTTAAATATCCATTTTCATTAACTGCGGTAATACCTAATAGATTAGCATTGTTAATATCTTCAACCAAACTATCTAAGCTAGTACCAGTTACAGTAATTTGGAAGTTGTCTAATCGAATTGTATCACCCGGTGTGAACGTTGGGTTATGTGTATAACCTGTGTTAGTACCGTATAGTGTTCCTCTATTATGGAATTTCCATACAGCACCAGTGTTATAAATTGTACCACTGTCGTAATACGGAGCGCCAATATAGAATGCGCAATTGTTTGAACAAATTGTTAATGCCGAACCAAAACGTGCGCCTGATTGAATTGCACCTAGCGTACCATCAAGCGAATCAATTCCAATTAGTTTTTCTAATAGAGTAAATTTATTAGTTTCGATGTTAATAACTTTACCAATGCCTACTGGAACATATAATGTTATTTCTTTTGCGGCTGTTTTTGTATAATCAAATATTTCAATGCCATCAACTGTTACTTTATATACCGGAGCGATAGTTTCTTCTGTAGTATATATTGTATCGTTAGTACTATTAAATGATTCAATAACACGATCGTACACAAATACCGATCCAGCACCAACATTCTCAACGTATGATGTACGTGGTAATACATTTCCATCTAACGTAATTGATGCAGTATTAGTTCCTACAGGAATTGAACGTTCAACGGTTGTTATACCATCGCTGAATACTGCTACGTTAACTGTATCACCCGGGCATCCAACTCCAAGTTGTGCACCATTTAAGCTAGCATCAATACAATAGCCAAATTCACTGTTATCACCTGTGCCGGGCGGTGGAGTAATAGTTTCAATTAAAGTGTAGTATGGTCCTTGTGAAATTGTTAATGTAGCATTTACGTTACCGGATATAAATGTTATTGTTTGCCCACTTACTGTATAGTCAATTCGTGGAATATATGTACGTGTTGCACTTGTAACTAATAATGAATTAGCATCAGTTGACCCAACTGTTGCATCACGTGTAAACGGTACTGTTACCGTTGACACAGAACCAGATGTAGTAACATTTCCGGTAGCCACAGTCACAAAGCGTTGTAAACCGTAAACATAAACTTTAGGAGTCGATTCGTATGGTGCACCAACATATAGCCAGTGGCCTAATTCATCAAACGCAAAGCCTGTACCAAATTTCCCACCAACGGCACTAACATTGCCTGCGATGACTTGTCCTCTTACCCAATTTTCAGTGCCAGCAGTTTCTTTATAGATGTATAATAGTCCAACATTTGCTGCTCCTGCTAATCCAGAACTTGTTGGTGCCGCAACTGCTAATGTTTCTCTCGAATCGATACCATCAAATACTGTAGTATCAACTGCTGTATCAATGTGCGAACCGAATGTAAATGTATTTGCACCATCTGGTACTATAGTAGTTGTTTCAACATATACATTTGATGTATTTTTATCAAATACATTTACTGCACCAGTAGTTGCATATAAAGTAGTACCAACAAAAATAGTTTGCGCGGCATTATCAATCATTTTTAATGCTTGGCCATATCCTATATCTGCAGAATATTCACCGATATTTTTTACTAGGCGTTGGCCCATTTCCCATGGGCGTGTCTTCTCGTATACTTTCCATAAGTTGTCGCCAGTATTGTACGGTTGACCTTGTCCTGTTGTAGTTGCTGCATCAGTATCAATCCAAATCTTCTCGCCAACTTTCCAGCCATGTGGTGGGAAGTATTCACGAGCAGTTTCCATGTAATTAAAGCGTAAACTATCTAAGGTAAACAAAATACCAGAGCCAGTAAAGTTAGTTAATGTTGTTGTATCGCCTGTGTAACGAACCATAAAGCTACTTAAATCTACAATTCTATATACTTCATAGAAGCCATCAAATGCTGCATCAAAATTACGAATCATTACTACATTATCAGCTGCTAATCCATGATAAACATCTGTTCTAAATGTTATATAGCCATCTAATGCATTTTCTACTTCTACAATAGTAGTATCTGTTTCTGATATTCTAAAAACATTCCAATCTGATTTAAAATCTTTTGCGGTCCATATAGTATAACCACTACCCATAGTATATGTTAGACTATTTAAATCTGCATAGTTAGCAAGGTCAAATATAGTAGCATCAATATCATCAATGTTTACGTAACCCGCAGTCGGAATATCATTATCATAATCACTTTGATCATTTCTAATAGAGGCTATTGTACCATCAAATTGATTAGTTGATTTGTAAAGATCGCCGTTTGCAAATACAGTAACTCCATTAGCTCGTGCTTCGTCTGTTGTTGGCACAAATTCTGCAAGTGCAGGATTAACACTGAATGCCTTTTCATCTAATGCAATTTCTACGTATGGATTAGTATCAATTGCGCCATATTCGCCAACTCGCACTGCCCATTCTTCGTAGTAATCAATTGCACTATTTAAATTATTAAATTGTGCATTAGTTAATGCATCAATTGCATTTGCCGTACCTTTTTGTGTAATGTAACCTTTATAGAATTCAACTTGGGTTGTTTCGTTTAAGCCCATGTCATCTAAAAATTGGCGTGGTTTAAATCCAATTAATCCGTGGCTATATTTAACATTGTTAGAATCATTAAAATATCCGTATGCATCATAATATGATTGTGCTTTAACTGCATTGCTCGCAAAGTTAGGTAATAATCCTGTTTTAATTTGGTCAGCGTCAACACTTTTCCATGCAGAGAAATCAAATAATTCGGATGCAATAATATTTTGAAGTGCAACATAATATTGATTTTTATATTGAACTAATACACCTTTAAGATAATCTTTTCCTTGTATCCAAGATTGTACAGTATTAGAATTATATACAAATCCTGGGGAGGTTAAACTTCCGTCCCAGTTATCTGTTTTTTGTCCGATTAATTTTAATCTAAATTGTCTGTTACCAAGCTCGGGTTTATAGATAATATCATTGAACACTGTTGTATTATCAAAAACTAATACATGTTCGTATTGTACTAAATCTAACGTCATAAGTCCTATTACTTGGCCGTTAGTTAATTCTACTTTTAAACTTGTTGGTGTACGTAAAACATTATAATTATTATTTTTAATTAATTTAAAATTTTGATCTAATATTTTTGTTCCGTACTGACTATCAGAGATTCCGTCGGTGATTGCGCCTGAACTTAACGAAGTTATTAAATTTGACACCGGTGATAAGACTAAAATACTTCCATTTGGCCAACCTTGTTGTGCCCAGAATAGGAATTCTTTAGACGAAAGTTTCCAATTACGTACTTCATTTAACTGCCCGTCGTTGTCATTGAATGTAAACCCTTGTGCTTGCAAATAGCGTTCGTAACTTATTAAGAAATCAACTACTTGTTGCATGCTACTAAAATCATAACCGTATGGAACTGTTAATTTAACTGGTTGATAATCATTAAACACTGCAGCCGATTGTGCTACTACAGTAATCTTAGATGCATTAGAATTAACTATGCTAGGAATGATAGTGAAATACGGGTTACTTAAATCATACCCACGTACACTGAACCCATTACTTGTTTTTTCAATGATAACTGCACTATATGTAAGTTTATCAACCGGAGTTGATTTATACAAATATACTTCGTAATTTTCATCCGGAATAATAATACTATCATTTGTACTAGTCGGTGAGCTTTGCTCTGCTAATACTTGTAAATATTTTTGATCACTAAACCCAGCCATTTTATATGCAAGATTAACTTTGTAATTTTTCATCAATAGAGTAATTTTAGTAGCCGGATTAATACCAAGATTAATTAAATAATCCGCAACCCAGTTTAAATATCCGGCGCCTCTGAATACTGTGCCAGATGTAGTATCACCGTTAAATGATGTTGATGTTTGTGTTAAGTGATTGTTAGCTGTTGTTAGATACTGACCTATATTGTAATTATATTGATAGCTGTTAACATCTAAAAAGACTCCAAAATATTTGCCTGGTTTTGCTAATGCCAATGCTACCTGTGCAGCAAACGGAAACTCGCTACTAGTTCTCCATGCGGCTTCTACCGGGCCTTGACTACCTGCCGCCCAACTTGTAGCGGCATATTTTGAATCAAACTCGGCAGTTAATATTGCCGCCGGGCTTTTTAATATACCATTTTCGTCTACTGGAATGATTTTTGAAAGTCCAGGACGAATATAGTTAGAATCTACTCCAGCAGTTGGGCCGCCCTTAATTAAGCCTGCTTCTAAATCGCTCCATAGTAATGTATTACCGCCGGTATAGGGTGCTGTTCCATATTCGTCTTCCCACCAATCAGGAATTGATGTAAAGCCCAACATTTCCCATGGTGTTTGGTGTGGTCGAATTGTATCATAAAAATATTGGAAGCATGCTTTCCAACTGCCCGGCAATGCTTCACCGTTAATTCTATCAATGAATCTACTGTAGTTCCATGTAAACGGATCATTTGAATTAAACGTATCATTTGTGCTATAATCTAATTTGTTATTCCCGACCCAGTTAAGAAAACTACCCGACAATAATTGAGTGGCTTCAGCTAATACAAAGTCGCTGTTTCTAAATTTACCTGTAACTATTTCGTGGATATCTTGATTGCGGCCTGTGTCGGGCACCTTAATATTATTATAGATACGTTTTTCTAATTCTAGTAGGAAGTCATCACGGTAGTCATTAAATGCCGGTGTTAAGCTACCGTCGTGTCCTCTAATAACATTAATAGGCGTACGGTATGTATCATCTAAAAAGATCTCAGGAATAAATTTAGGATATAATCCTAACTTAGTAGGAGTTTCAGGGATGTAACATCCATCAGTGTTTTGATATTCTACAATAGTAATTAAATCATCTACATTTAATAATAGAGTATCTGCAAAAGTTACTGCCGGACGTTCTGTATTAAAAGAATAATCTCTATTTAAGATTAATTGTTCGCCATTTAGATATACTAATATCGCTTGGTTACTTAATATAGCACTATTGAATACCGATGTAATTTCATAAGTTCTAACCAATGGATCAAATACTGTATATCCTACATCATTTAAAATATTTTTTAAAGTACCATACGGTACCATATCACTATAATACCATGGAAATAACTGACTTTTAATTGCGTTAATGGTTGTTAAAATTAAATCAACACTAGCAGACGGATCAGTTGGTTGAATGCCATTTAATGTTGTGCTATATTCAAGAAATTTATTTTTAAATCTAGCATATTCTTGTTGTGCATAACGAACTGCGTTAACAAAATTAGTATCTTCGTTTAATAAAAATAATGCAGCATGTGGAACAGGTGCGCTATGTTGCAAGATGTTGCCGCCTTGCGTTGCAAGCTCAATATCTCGTAAATTATTAGGGCCAAGAATATTACCAACTAATTCTTTGCTATTGTGACTTAACGCAACCACATGATTACGTATCTGGCCTAAGGTCAATGATTCTAAATCAATATTTTGTGCATTTAAATCTAAATTTAACGGAATCTGATAGTGCCCAAGTTTACTTACTTCTTTACTGTATACTAAGATATCGATTTTATCGTCGATTGCAGGGGTAGCCACTAAACTAATAGTTTTTGTTACAGAATTAAATACCCATTGAGTAGGGGTTAACAATACATTATTTTGAAATACACGCAGATACGGAATAGTAGATTCAACCGCAGGTGTAACATCAATTGCAAATATTGTGGTCGAGCCCAAATAGATATATGATATTAATTGGTATTGTTTACTTTCTTCAATAACTGTTGACCAAATAGTAGACGATACAGAATTATAACGGTCTGCAATTTTATGCAATGACCCGATAGAAATTTGAGTAATTGGGTTTGCTGTATAACTAAACGTATCTATATTATAGTAATTAGAAAATTCGATATCGCCTTGTGTTCCGAAGTTTCTATAACTAAGTGGAAATTGCAATACTGGGTCAGTGCGCCCTGTTGAATTTCGTTTATAGCCAAATAGCTTAGTACCAGCAAAGGTACTTGCTGGATATTCTGATAAACTAGTATCAGCCGAATCAAATATATCAAACAATGGGTCTTGCTGATTGCTTGTTTTTGTTTGGCTTTCAACCCAGTTAATGCCGTTAAACCACCAAGATGTTCCTTTATACTGCCCTGTTGTGATTACAGTCGAATCATATTGTTCTGCTATACCATCTGCGGCTAGAGTCAATGTAATTTGTGGATCGCCTACTGGTCGTTGAAATTCATCTACCGTTATATATACTAAATTAATTTCATAAATGTTATTACGGACTAACGGATCATTGTCGTTAGCAAATATAACACGAGTTCCATTTATAATAGTTGCGCCACGAAATATAGTTTGATAGGTTCCTTCAACATCACTAAATGCATCTGTGGTTAATGTATCCAATATATCAATTGCTTTTTTACCAATACGTCCGTTATTAAATAATTGATAATCGGCGTTAAATTGTACAATAGGACGTTGCGCACGTTGCAATTGATCATACGCTGGTGTTGTTGAATTATATTCTGCAGTCTTTTCAATTACATCTCTATGGAACCATCTATTACTACGTGACCATGCATTTAAATCTTTGCTAGCACGATTAATCGTAATATAGTCAGGAAATACTTGCCCAGGATAATTTATTGCTAATTCATCATTGAATGGTTCCGGAGTAATCAATGCAGTAATGTCAACTAGTCGAATTGCATCACCTACTCCCTCTACATAATAACTATTGTTTTGATATGTTGCTGGGTAGACATCTGTGCCGAATTTAATTTTTAATCCTGTTGTGAATTCAATTCCGTTAGGACTAATGTATTCAGACTTTCCAATAATTTCTTGATCTACATCAATGATCCAACTTGCAGGATTAATTAAAGAGAATTGGCCGTATAGGTCAGATGATGACCCATCTTGATAATATATTGTATTTTGTACACTTGAAATTACAGGGACTTGATGGAAAAATTCATCATAATCCTTAAAGTATTCTCGGTTAACATTAGTAATCCCAGATTGAATATATACCTTATTATTCAGCGGTACATCTATCACTGGCACTAATCTAATAATTGTGTCACCGCCATTTTCAATCAACATTATTTTCCATACACCGTAACGTTGATTGTTAGTTACTACATATCCTGCATCAAACTCGTCTACTTCTATACCATGGTTGTCAAATAAGCCGGGTGTGATCCAAGCGTTTTCGCCATAATTAGTTAATTGATCTTGATCAATAAAGATTAAAGTTTTACCATCAATATTTGCTGCAATAGGAGCATATTGTGGAAATGCTTGTATAAAATTAGATAATAATTGATGTTGAATTTTTGAATATGCCAACGGTATAGCATAATCTACATTGTAGATTAAATTCATCGAATTAAAATTATCTTGTGCAGTCGATTGTGGCACTAAGAACGTAATCGTACCAACATCGGCTCCGTTATTGGTTACCCCTAATACTTCACGTGAACTAATTCCGGGTGTTGAATTTACAAGGCCGTCGATTCCTAATTCAGTCTGAATCCAAAATGGATGCCCGGGTTGATTAACTTCAAAGGTATACACTCCGCCGCGGGCTAATATTAAGGTACCGTTATTGCGCCCTGTGGACTCAAATCGATATTTATTTGTAGTACTATCTCTGTGTACTGTGATAGTATCAGTTAGTGGTACACTACCGGTATATACATCAACTGAATCAGGACCGTTTGGTAACCAGAAATATTGTGTAAAGTTAATAAACTTATCGTACGAAATTTGCGGATTAAATGAGTAATATTCCGAAGCAAATAATCGACTGTGATCAGTTGTTATGCCACCATAGTAATCTATTTTATTTAATAAGTCAATATAACTAGCAAAGAATGTAATATTTTGTTGGTCATCACGAGCAACTATACTTGGTTCAAGTTGATAATTTTGGCGTTCAGTTAAACTTTCAACTAAGTAACTATCTTTATTTTTATATGTTGGCGCAAATTTTCTACCTATATATCCATGTATAGTTTTTAATTCGGGTTCGGCAATTAATTGATCTAATGTCGCCGACAAGAATTTACTATTCGTATCTGTTTGGAATATTGTTGGTAAAAATTTAAGGGTTTTTCTAGATGCCATTGTCATTTCTCAGTGTTATATAGTATTTAAGCCAGAACAGTTTGGTTGATTTGTGCCGCAGTAATTGCACTAATTACCTGTATATTATCTACTGTTGCTGCACTTGTAATGATTTCATTGTATTCTGCATTGATTTGTAACAAACTACCAAACGGGCTTGTTTCGTCTGACGGCACAATAGTTATACTTGCAATATTTGGAGCAAGTACACTATGTAAATATGCACTTAATTCACTAAAGTAAAACGTTTCACCAAAGTCCCAGTTCGTAACATCAAAGTAATTATTAATAGCAGTAATTACACTAGTCTTAATATCATTATCACTAACAATAACAGCTGAATTTTTTACAACCTTAAATGTTGCTTGCAATGATACTGGTGCTTTTGATCCAAATATTGGTTTAAACTTAGCAGGATTATAGATAATTGTATCACTAACACTTTTGTATTTTTCTAAACTTGCAAAATCTGCACCTAACACTGCCGATGTCGGACGAGTAGGTTCAATGGTTGCGCCCGACGAATCTCTAATCCATGACATATAATCAGCCGCGTATTGTTTAGTTAACATATATAAATCAATGATGTTATTTGGACTTGGGTCAATTCGACGATAGTTCGGACTATTATGTCTATATTGGAAATATAAATCTTGTCTACCAATTTTAGAAGTATATCCAGTAACCTCATTCAATGTATACACATTAGCACTACTAATAGCCAATTGAAAATATTGGTTAGTTAATGGTACGTAGAATAACTGATCTGCTTGATACAGCGTCTTATCTTCTTCTATCAATAACTTAGTTGCATACGTTGATATAATTAACTCACTACTTACCGGAATTTGATTAGTAAAATTATCGTACCCATCAGTTGCTTTAAAATATACATATTTAGATTCGGGATATGTATACGGCGAAACTATAAGATCAAATAACTCTGGGTTATCTGGTATGCCATCATTGTTTGAATCTGGGAATGTTATTGAAATTCTATTAGGGTTCGAATACCCGTCGACGTCAACAATATTTTTATGAATATACCAAGTATAATCTAACGCTTGTGGATACGAATCATTGGGGTTAGAATTTATTTTTAATACTTTAATTTGATCATGTAATGTAATTCCTGTTTTTGGATCATAAATTTTTACAGTATTATCAAAGTAGAAATTTGTTTCATTAACACTTTCGAATATGTAATTTAATCCGCGGTAGGTTACTGTGTATGTTTGCCCAACTGTTTTAAAATAGATCATCCAACTCGAATCAAGTTGTGTGCCGCTAGTATTTCCAGCATATTGTAAATCAAATTCACCAATATTTAAATTTTGTGGTTCAATTAATACCCATACATTCAGATCAATATCATAACGAATACCAAAATCTTCGTATGCTTGTGTGTATGCTACAATTGATTCCACTAGTGTAGTTGAAAATTTATTATTAAATGTAGCATAAACTGAATCCGCAATTGCATCAGTTGGCACATTGCCACCGACTGTAATAGGGCCTGTTCCATTGGCCAATTTACCTTGGCCGGCATTTGTTCCATCAGCTAATACTGTGTCCACAGCAACATACAAATATAATTTATCACCCGATTTAATCGGCGTTCCGACTTGGATAATATTTCTTGCATCAAAGTATTGACCACTACCAGCAGAAAATTTAATAATGGCGCCTGGTTTAATGTATGAATTGTTATTACTAACTGTATCACCGACTTGAAGTATTTTACCTAAGCTATCAACAAAATATCCAGTTGAACTGTTTGCCGCAGTCGTTGCATGAACCCATCTGACATCGGGCAATAATAACGGAGATTTAAAATAAAATGCATAAAAATATTGTAACATTTCCTGTGATGTTACTAGCGGAGTGATATTATTGTATATAGTTCTATAGATATCGTTACGAGTTACAAATTCAAATGAGAATGTATTTTGAGTTTCATCTCTATAGAGGTATCCGTCACTTGCAAAAATATTAGTACTAGAATATTTTCCAGTTGTATCGATAACATCTAAGTAACGACTTACCCCAGACGATGTACGATTAACTGCTTTAACTTTAAGCACATTACTAAACAATGTATAAGGAAGAATATTGTAATCCTCACCTGTAACCATACGATCACGTGTGTAATATTGTTGTGGTGCTTTTTGTCTAATTTCCTCGATGGTTTCACGAGGACTTGCATTTGCTACAGTGTATTGTAAACTTGCAGTAATATTGATTGTTTCTATTCTACCAGAACGGCTAGTGTAATTAACAGGGATAACAATATGTTGCATTTCGTCTGGCGTGATTTTATAATTTGCCCCGTTACTAGTTCTGTAATATAATCTATAATTACCTTGTGGAATATTAGCAAACGAACCATCGCCAAATATTAAATCAATTTGATCACCTGCACGAGTGTTTACTTGATATATGTTTTTATTTGCCTGTTTATTATATATAACATTAGACACACCAACAGCCGGCACTGGTGCCCATGCTACGCTTGGTTGTCCGTTTGTATCTAAACTATATAACCATACATCGGTATTATTAATATTGTTAGTGTTTATACTATGCACTCTATTAGGAATACTTTCTGCAAAATTAAAGTCGATACTTTGTAATTCACCTTGTTTAAAGTATAAGAAGAATCCAGTATTAGCAGATGCATTACCTAAGTTATCATTTCTGTATAATATGTTAAATGCCTGAGATGGACGAGGGCTAGCTTCGTAGATATATGTTTGGCCACTGCTTGTTGGACTAACTACTTCAAATGTTGTTTGCGCACCTTCGATTGCAGCACGATATCTATAAGTTGCAATAATATTAGAAACTAAATTTATTTGATATTCACTTGTTGTGATTCCGTTAATAAGTTGGCTGTTTCCTGGTTTTCCTACTACTTGACTAGAAGTCAGACTTGCGTTAAGTATCGTTGTAAATTGCTCTAACCAATTGTCATTACCACTATCTGCCCAGCTAATAACTAACCCAGCAAGATTTAATCCGTTACTATCGTATACTGATTCAGTTGTGCTAATGCCATCAATCTTTAAATAACCCGATGATGCGATATTGCGTTTAGGAACGTAACTAATAAGACGTGCAAGTTTAAATACACTGTCGCGACGTTGTGCTGTATCAATGAAGTTTTCACGAGCATTTAAGTCTGTACGGAATGCAAGACTTTGTCCCATAAAAGCAATCAGATCAATAAGTGCAATGAACTCAGAACTTTCTGTAAAGTCGTTAAAGTCTTCTGGATAGTATAAACGCAAATAATCAATCATTGACTTACGAAGTGTTTCGTAATCGTAGCTTTGAAAGTCCGCATTACGGAAGGTTTGATAGATCTTAGTCCAATCTTCAGCAACTAATAAACTGGTTTGTCTTGTGGTAATAGCCATACTAATTCCCTGTTATAATGTATTTATTTAAGGAAAAAGTACGTATTTAATTAAACGGCAGTAAGTGATTTAGTTTGATTATTGAATTGTAGATTCATTGCGCTAGTTTGATTTGTTTGCAAATAACGCACAGTTAAGGCTAATTGTAGCCCTTGTTCGTACTCGGTTATTACTACGCTATCAACACTAATTCGTGGGTCGTAGCTAACAATTTGATTTACATCAGCTATTATAATGGCTTTAAGGTCTTCTGTCAATGGGTCATATAACACATTCCAGATAATAGTGCCAAAATTTGGATTCATTAACTTCTCACCTTTACGTATGTTAAAGTGATTAATTAAATCTTGTTTCACCAGTGCGGCGTCTGTCAATCGAAACTTTCTCGATCTTCCAATGGTACTGAATCCTCTATACATGTTAGCCATATTAATATTTATCCTGCTTGTATCTCTGCAACTTTGGGCGCCATTTGGGTAACTGCATACTTGCCTCTATTATAGTACTCGCGGTACGGATTGCCTTGGTAATTATCGGGAATTTCCTTTGCTCTCCACTTTTGAGCATTACCTACACCAAACCAGGCAACTTGCATTATTCCACCAACTTCGCCCGGTGTATCATCTTTAGTAAGTACACCATTAGATACTAATCTAGTGTAGCTTAGTTGTTGATATTCCAACGCCATCGTTTCTTGTGTATCTTGTGCTTTATAATATTCTTGGATATTGTGAATGCCACCTTTACCTGTCCAGGCATTGGGGTTAGTTAAAACCGAGTTATCATTTGGCGAATAGCCTTTTTTAATATACCCAATATCTTGTAGTGCTCCTGTACCAAATTGATATTTTCCAGCAAACCCTAGCCCATTTATTACATGATATTGGTCTGGAAATTTCTTAGGATCAAATCCACCGCTCTCACTTTTAGCAAGTTGTGCCAATAATGCTGTGGTCTCTTCTTTAGTTAATGTACCAATTGTGTCTGTTGCTAGTTTTACGTTTCTAATATCGGCATCGGTTACTTGATTAGTAACTCCACTGCCGCCATCTTTAGTTGCATCGTTATTTCCAGAATAGGATTGTCGCGGCATAATTTTAGCAGTTTCTGGCTCACCAGGGGGCGATTGGTTGCGCATATAAAATGGTTCGTGTCCTGGTGCAATTGATACAATAGAACTAATTTTGCCAGCGATATTTTTATATAACCCAGTGTCAGGATCTGCTAATGTGTCAGGATGTGAATTTAGCGGAATCATTTTAAGTGCAGTGACATCAACTCCTTTATCTGTTAACATTGATAAACTGCCTGCATCTTCGATTATTTTGGAACCAGCCTTCAATGATATTTGGCCGGCTGTATCTACGTTAAAATTTCCGCCAGTTTTAACGTCAAATTTTCCGGTGGTTTGTAAATTTATCCCGCCGCCGCCCGTAAGTACATTGAATTTTGCCGCATCAAATTGCATTGCATTTTCGGCACGTACACTAAACTTGCCGCCAGCGTTTATAGTAATATTTTTATCAGCATGCATCTCGATAGAACCCTGTGTTCTGAGATTAAATCCACCTGCTGCAAAAATGTCAAGTCTGCCCTCCGGTCCCAATTCAAGCCACACTTTGCCTTCTGCATTTGCAATATACATTGTATTATCGCTATCGTGCATGATTATTTGATGGCCATTTGCAGTACGTAATCTAATTAATTGGTCAACTCCTGCAACACTACCATCATCCATAACAAATGTGTGGCCACCTCTGCGAGTAGTTACTGCATAATCATCCTCTGTCAACGTGCCAGCAGCAACTTTAGCTGCAAAATTTGGATCGTCGGCTGGGTCATTTTTATACGGACGGCCCGGGGTACTAATACCAAATACATTACTCGGACTTTCGCGTTGGCTACTACTTGTAATAGTGCCGCGAGTATTATCTCTATCTAGCCCTTGTACTACTAGTCGACGAAATTGTTCTTCGTGTATCGGTTTAGACTGTGTTGCAAATCTAGTACGATCTACGTTTGGGTCGTTAATATTAAATTCCGACACAGGATATTGAAATCCCGGAGTAATAGCTTTCTTAACATCTGCACTTGCAGACGAGGAATCGATGTGGGTAGAACTAGCTAAACCGGGTAACATGTGTCTGTTTATTGCTGAGTTAACACAAGCTAACCAATATCCTTTTAGAGGGTCTCCTGCTATAAACAATACAATTACTTCAACGCCGATATCCGGGGGAACCATCCACATACCATATGTATGCGGAGTTTGATCAAATGAGTTTTTTGGACTACGTGTTGCAGTAGATGTCTTTAAGTTTGTAGTACCCATAAACGGGCTTGCGTAGCTTACTGTACGCCAATTTTGTGGACTATCGGGGTCGCCACCGGTTTCCGGAATCCATACTTGTAATCTACCACACCTAGTCGGATCTAAATTATTTTTTACAATGCCGATGTATGGAAATGGATCCACTCGAATAGCCTGCGCATCTTCTCTGCGCAGTGATTTATCAACTTTGGTACCAATTCTACGATCTATTGCCATTGATTACTTTCCTAAGGAGTAGCTTGCAATTTACTTGCTAATTCAGTTCTTGCTGTTTGTAATAATTTTATTGAATTTTGTAGTTCATTAACTCTGCCTTGGGCGGCTGCAATAGCAGCGGCATCTGCTGATTTAATTTTTAATATATCAAGAGCTCCCCTTGCTCCTAACAGCGAATTTTGATTAGTTGTAATAAGAGCATCGAGCGAACTAATATTTCTGTTAATTTCTAAATTTGCTGCGGCTACTTCGCCTATTGTTTTTGCAGTTGTTTGAGCAATTGCCGCAGGAGCAGTTGCATCAGTAATTGCTGTTGTAGATCCATCTGCTTTTATAGCCGCTAGTTTTGGGTCAATCCCAGACGGAGTTACAGTGGCCGCTTCTGTTTTAGCTTTATTAAGCAAATCTTCTGCGGCTGTTACTTTAGCAATAGGTGTACTAACCTGAGCAGGCAATGATATTCCTCTAGTTCCGTTCCATCCAGCAGTTTCACTACGCTGATCATTACTAGTAGTGTCTGCGCCCGCTGCTGTGTCTTGGTTAGGGTATCTAACTAAATGTAACACCTGAGTAAATTTACCATTGCTAAAATCATTATCAACTGTTAATATTTTATACAAGCCCGAAAAACCACTTGCTCTATATTTAGGATCAAAGGTCATTAATCCTGTTTCATCATTTATGTCAGTGGGTGTATTAAAAGTTAGATTACAGAATATTTCTTTTGCATCCATTACAACACTCCCATTGGGAGTTATGACCCGTGTTTCTAATTCGACTTGTCCTGTTGAATCGTATGTATTCGGATAAAACATATCATCCTGTTTAATAAATTCCGGATCACCTACAATAGTTAAGTCCACTACTAGCATATCAGCATCTGCCATTGACATAAGAGATGCGGCAAGATCTGCCGCTGTTATTTCTTTAGCTGTTTTTGCACCGCCTGCGGCCGCATATCGTTGATCTGCATGTCGATACTTAATTTGAGTTGGCGTGATTGTATTTTGTTTTGTTAAAACTGGTGCTACTAAGCAAGACACTCCGTCATCCTCATATTTCCCGGCTACTCCGACAGTATTCATTTCTCGTGATGGGTATGCGGTTTTAGATGTAAAATACATTGCATCAAACTTAAGATCTACATTTAATATATCATCATTTTTGCCGGTATATATGTAATTATAATTCTTTACTGCATTATTATGTTTTGCTTTTCCTTGCGGAGCTTCTTCAATTCTGACATTATATATTTCGTATGGTAATACCTCATACGAAATATCTTTAGCAAATGTATTAGTAAATGGGTCGAATCCTTTTAATTTAATCTTAGGAATAATTTTAAACCATTTTACTATTTGATCTTGTTTAGCTAATAATTCTTTTGTATATGTTTCACTATCTGTTGTACTTTTGTCAGACAGTTGACTTATTATATATTGACTATTTCGTATAATCAATGCCACTACACTTTCAATAGAATCGCCCTGTTGTATAGGGAATGTTCTCTGACGCAAATCTAACGCAGCTGTTACTGCTCCCATATTACCTTGGTGAACTGCTTTAGTATTACTAACATCTGCCATTGGAGCATTTTCCGGTGATGCTGTTTTATCATTTTCATACATAGGCTGATCTGCAATAGTAGGATGAATATTAAAGCTATAGCTATTAGATAATAATACTACATGATCTAATTCTAATTGTAATTCATATGCATTTAGTGCATCGGCATAAGATTTAGCTTTATATACATACTGCTCTCCTATTCCGGTTAAACTGCCGCCACCTCTACTTGCCGCTTGTGTAAATATCAACGGAGCATTTGGTCCTAGACCACTTTGTGCCGACACCTCTCGTTCTGATGCTATTTGTGTTGCTAATGCACGTGTACTGGCATCTGACCCTTTAAAATACCCATTGACTGTTCCTGCGGTAAGTTCTAAGTTAACTTTGGTATTAACATTTGATTCATTGAATGCTTGATGACTGTACGGTTGTGCAGTTATTTGATATTCTGTACCTTGATGTGTTAATTTTGCAGTACATGTTAGAATTTTAATTGGCATGCGTTTAGTTATATTTGGAATCGGAGTCTGCGCATTTCCATCATCATCGGTACCAAAGAAATCTATTTGAATTAGATAAGGATTATCTAAATAATTAGAGGAGTTTATTATTTCAGATGCATCCATTAATCTATCTAAGAATGTTAAGCCATATGGTTCCACTAATGTAAAAGTCATATCAATGGCATTAGTTGCTCTATTGCGCTCGCCTAATCCAATTACTGTTGTTAAATGAAAGTTTGAGAAATAGAAGTCTTCTCCAAAATTTGGGTCACGTCCAAAGGCATTTGCTCCAGTTTTTTGTGAATTCCATCTGCCGGCGCTTGCTACTAATACATGTGATGGTGTATACTCACCTTTCTCAACAATTGTATTATAATCTTCGATAGTCAATAAATGTAAACTTATACCATATGTGTAACTCGGGTAGGCATGTAACGGATTTGGGCGAGCTCCTGTAGTCGACGTTGTAGTTGACCCAACTCCTTGATCACCTGCTACAGCTTCGTTTGCATTGCTAGATTGCGATGTTACAACTACCGGTCCGGATGCATTGTTTATAGATGCTCGTTGAACTGTAGTTAATGGAATACCGGCAGTTGCTGGAACAATCTCAGCAGGTTGCGGTTGTGGAGCAACTGCTACTTGCGTTGGGGCATCAACAATTCGGCCCATTGATTTCATTGATGCAATATTATTAGTTACTTGTGTTCGCTGTGCTTTAACTCGAGATGAGGCAGTTGCTTGGCCTTGCCAAGCTGATAAAGCATTTTTCTTAGGTTCACCATCTTCGAGCGCATCAATTTCTGTTTTAAGAGCTTCCATCCGTTCGGGCCATCCGCACACACGAGATTCTTCTTTGGATGCGGCTAAATCAGCTTCAACTGCTGCAACCTCAGCAGTTGTAACAGTTTCACTATTTATTACCCAATTTACTGTTGTTTCAGCAATAGCATGAGCACGTTCCCACACCGAGTCACTAAGTTGCATTAGGCTAATTAATTCTTGTTTTATTTCAGAGTACACCATTGTCATTTATTATAACCCTAATGCGTTAATAATAGTTGTTTTTTTAGGAATGTAGATAACAGTACCTGTAGTAAAATCAAATATTGGATCTTGGATTACGTTCGGGTTGCGCACTGCAAACACCCACCATAAACTACTATCACTATATAAGTCATTTGCAAGTAAATCAGGGCGAGTTGAATATACTGCATCGATACTGTATAATACATCACTGGGATCTTTAGGTAGTTGTCTATCTACGGCAATGTCTAAAAAATTACCAAACATAGTTGTACCGAAGTACGGACTAGTTTTGCTATATTGTACTGTTGACATTAGATAAATCCTCCAACTAATTTGCCAGCTGCAAAATCGCCAAGATTGAATTTTTCGTGTAAACTCTTACGACTGTACACTGGACGAAGTGTAATACTTATTGTACTAGTTGTTGGTAAGCGTGTAGTTTTAGTAGTTGTTGTTGATACTGTAGAGGTTGATTGAGTAGTTTGCCCTGTAACTCCACTGCTACTTAACATACTAGGATAATCAACTCCAGATACCATACCCTGAACACTACCGTGATTTGTTGTAATAGTAGATTGAGTTGTTTCATTTATTGGTATTTCGAGGTAATCTACTTCATTTGGTAATATATGATTAAACGAAGATATCACACAAGGAACTTGAGGGAAATAATGTTCACCATACCCATTTAAATATACAAGTGGTGGTGGATTACCTGCGCCAGCCCCTGTAGCCGAATCTTGCCCAAAAAACATCTTAGTTGCGGCACGGAAAAAGTATATTGCCGCCAATAAGTATCTACCTTCATTGGCATCTTGCACTGTAAATTCGCCAGTTATAGTAATATCACTCACTTCACTTCCTTGATAGAATTGCATTGCATAGTTACTATGTGTAAGTTGAGTTGCATTATACATGGCTTGATGAGTGATATTAACTGTTGGTGTATACGGAAATATTACGCCATTTGTTTCACTCAATGGTTTCATCAATGAATTAGTTGTATCTTTGTAAAATATCTTACTCGAATTTGATAATGCGATGCGTACTCGCCAATCTCCAGATGCAGATACATCTCCTCCTGCAGCACTTTGAAACCCAGTTGATGTTGCTTGGCGAGGGCCACCTACACCACCTCCTGCAGAAAGGCCGCCGGTGCTAGCTAATCGAATTGCAACACTATCGGAGGCCGCGGGTGATGGTGCGGTTGGATCGTATCCACCAGCAGTATAATAACTATCTGCAGATTGATTAGGGTCGTAGCCGCCTGCTTGCACCGCATTGTAATCTGGCATAGTTCCTACATTATTAGTAACTGCGCCTTGGCCGCCAATGGTATTGCTATTGCCGGCATATCCTGTTGTTGGATCATAGCCGCCATTGGTGTCAACTGGTGCGTTAGGGTCATACCCGCCACCACTCCAGCTAGTTGTTGCATTAAAATCTGGTGATACTACTGCCATAATAAAACCTCTATGTTATAGTGTATTTATTGCCGGAGAAATAGTAGCAGTTAAAGATTAACCGCATAAATAGGTTGTATAGTGCAATACTATTATGTTATACTAATTAAAAGGAACCAAAAACTGTGGCTCGTAAAATTAATTATCTCAACAACAAAGACATATTAAAAGAAATAGCAAAAAGTAAATTAGCATATTGTAGTTTCATTAACAAAGAAGTCATGATCTATGATGCTATTGTATCAAATGTTAGTGCAATTACCAAAAAATCCGTAGCAGAAGCAAGGGCAACACGTGCAACTAGGTTAGCAAAAGAAGCACAAGAAGCCGAACTGTTACTTGGCAACAAACGCAAATTAGATGAATTTGCAATCCCAGTAGAAAATATTCCAGTAACAGACATTGTGTTCCGTGTTATGACGTGGGAACATATACCAATCGATGAAGTTAAACAGAAAAAATCCGATGCTAAAGCACAAGAAGCATACGACGAAGACTTATTCGAAACTGAATACGATGAACCCGCTGTTAAAGTTAAAGGTGCTACTAAGTACGTTAAACTAAATTTTCCTCCATTCTTTCATTATTCTGTTACAGAAGACTTAACACCAGTTATTGTTGGTAAGAGTCACTGGAAGGGCGATTTAGAAACTGGTAACTTCAGTAGAGATCACGGACAGATGACTGCTAAGTTAGCTCATATGTTTGTTAAACTATGTGAACGCTATGCTACACGTAGTAACTGGCGTGGTTATACATATAATGACGAGATGCGTTCGCAAGCATTACTTCAATTAAGTCAAATTGGGCTACAGTTTGATGAAAGTAAATCAGACAATCCATTTGCCTATTATACAGCCGCAATTACAAACAGCTTTACTCGTGTATTAAACATCGAAAAGCGTAATCAAAACATTCGTGACGACATCTTAGAGATGAACAACTACGCACCAAGCTACACTCGTCAGAATCAGGGCGGTGGTAGTTGGGGTGGTGGCGGACACGGCGCAGACGAATAAACCGCAAATTATTTTATCTGCCAGTCGCCTATAACTAAATACATTTACAGGGGATTGGCAGATATGAAATACAAAAAAGATTACTATGGTTATGTATATGAATGGATAAATTCCACTAATAATATGAAATATATTGGGTCGCATTACGGAGCAGTTGATGATTATTACAAAGGATCCGGCAAAGATTTTATGGTAGCATATAAAAATAACCCACAACACTTTACTATGAGAGTATTAGAATATGTTTCCGAGAACAATAAAAAATTAGTATTAGAAACAGAAAAAAAATGGCTTGATACAGTAGTAAACATTAAAGATGATCCAACATATTATAATCTCAATAATGATGCAGCAGGCGGCTTTGGATATTTAGATGAATCTCATATCATTAAACGAGCGGAAACATTAAAGAAGAAACATGCTATTCACGGATTGAGTATAGAAGAAATACAATCATATAAGCAAAAAATACAAACCAGACTTGATAGAATAGCAACCACTGGGTTTACTGATAAAGAAAAAGAACAATATGCAAAATATGGAATTAAACTACAAGTTACGTTGCCGTCGGGGGAAATACGAATATATAATTCGCTCAGTGCCGCTGAGCGAGATTTAAAACTTAACATTAAGTATGGATTAAAAATATGTGCCAAAAAACTTGACTTCAAAGGGTACATTCTAGTAAAATTAAATGAACCACTAATCGATTGTAGGAAAAAATGAATTTATTCAAAAAAGCTGCGGTATTTACAGATTTACATCTAGGACTAAAGTCAAATAGTACGCAACATAATGAAGATTGCCTTGCGTACATTAAATGGTTTATTAGCAAAGCTAAAGAAGAAGGGTGTGATGTTTGCTTTTTTCTTGGAGACTATCATAATAATCGAGCGGCAATTAATATCATCACGTTAAACTATAGCCTAACAGCGTTAGAGTTGTTGGGCAAAGCGTTTGATCGTGTTATCTTTATTCCGGGTAATCATGATTTATATTATCGCGACAAGCGTGATATACAATCAGCTGAGTGGGCACGACATATTCCTAACATTGAAATCATCAATGATTTCTATCAAGAGGGTGATGTAAGCATTGTGCCGTGGTTAGTTGGGGATGATCATAAGAAGATACAAAAGATCAATGCAAAGTATATGTTTGGGCATTTTGAGTTGCCAGGCTATTACATGAATGCAATGGTGCAAATGCCCGAGCATGGTGAGATTAGACGTGAAGACTTTGGGCATATTGATCATGTGTACAGTGGACACTTTCATAAACGTCAAACTGGTAAGAACATTACATACATTGGCAATGCGTTTCCGCATAATTATGCAGATGCCGGTGATGACGAACGTGGTATGATGATACTTAACTGGGGAGAAGAGCCAACGTTTCATGCATGGCCCGATCAACCCAAGTATCGTGTATACACGTTAAGCGGTATACTGCAAAATCCAGATACGTTATTGCAAAAGGGCATGCATTGTCGAGTAAACATTGACGTGGATATTTCGTATGAAGAAGCAACGTTTATTAAAGAAACATTTGTAGGCACGTATAACCTACGTGAACTTACACTAATCCCAGTTAAGCATACTGATATCGGCACAGATATTATGCTCGGCAATATTCAATTTGAAAGTATCGATACAATCGTAACAAGCCAACTAACAGCTATTAACAGTGAGCATTATAATCCAGCATTGTTATTAGATATCTATAGAAATCTATGATTTTTGATACTGCTAGTAGCGATATTATATTAATAAGTTATCCGTCGGGCGGATTTGGAAACTTTATATATCATATATTAACTGAATTTGCAAACGAAACAGTTAAAGTAGATAATTCGACGTTTAAGTTTGACTCTACTGGCCGCAGTCATCAGAGTACAAAATATACAGAAATATATTATAAAGATCCGTTAGTATATATACCAACTATTGCAGTAGAACACAATAACAAAAAAATATTAGTATTATGTGATAACGGAATTAATAACGACAATTATACAAAGATTAATAAAAATTTTCCAAATGCAACAATAGTTCGATTAGTAATTAGTAATGCTGTACGGCCGATTATCTATCAAACTTGTATGATAAAGGCCTCCGAAGAAAATATAGTCGACGCTAATAGCAATCATATAGCTGCAAACTGGACCGATGCTAATGAATCATATGCAATTAGAGAAAATTTTACGTTATTTTATCACAACTGGCCGTTTGCATGGAATAAAGACGACAATACAATAAATGTAGAATTAGAAGATCTAATAACTAATCCAATTAGTACTATAGAAACATTAATCAATACATTGAACATGACCGTAATCAATCATGAGGCACTCGATCAATCTCTTAGAGATTGGTTAGTAGCAAATTCATCTTATTTTGCGATATATACAAATACCAATATCATTATGCAAGCAATAAAAGATAAAGAGCCATTTGATATTACTAATATTACCGATCTGCATGAACAAGGCTATATTAATTATTGCATTGAGAAAGAATTTAATGTTATAATACCAGTATACGACTATAAAGATTGGTTTAAGTCAACAAAAGAAATTAATAATATGATTGAGAAGCTATGTTTAAAATAAAAAATCTTACAGTTAAAAACTTCATGAGTGTTGGTAATGCAACGCAAGCAGTGGATTTTGATCGCAATGACCTCACGTTAGTGCTTGGTGTTAATGTTGACTTGGGCGGAGATGATAGTGGCGCACGTAACGGCACAGGTAAAACAACTATCATCAATGCACTAAGCTACAGTTTGTTTGGGCAAGCGTTAACTAATATTAAACGTGATAACTTAATTAATAAAACTAATGGTAAGAACATGTTAGTTACTGTTGAGTTTGAACATAATGGGCAAGATTATAAGATTGAACGTGGTCGTAAGCCCAACATAATGAAGTTTTACGTGGGCGATGAAGAAAAAGAAATTACAGACGAGAGTCAAGGTGATAGTAGAGAAACGCAAGCCGAGATTGAACGTTTGTTAAGCATGAAGCACGATATGTTTAAGCACATTGTTGCGCTTAACACTTACACCGAGCCGTTCTTAAGTCTTAAATCAAATGACCAGCGTGAGATTATTGAACAGTTGCTTGGTATTACTGTACTAAGTGAAAAAGCAGAAAAACTTAAAGAGCTGGGTCGTGCTACTAAGGAAGCAATTCAGCAAGAAGAATACAGAATTAAGGCGATTGCAGACGCAAACGAGCGTATTAAAGAGCAAATTGAGAGCTTAAAACGTCGACAAACTATGTGGACTACTAAGCACACAGATGACACAGTAAAACTACAAAATGCCTTAACAGAACTGCTTAAAATTGATATAGAGCAAGAGCTTGCGGCACATAAAGGGCTTACTGCATACAATCAAAAGCGTAAAGATATTGCTGATTTAACTACAGCATTAACTCGCGCACGTGCAGATCAAGAACGTGAACGTAAACGTGCAGACAAGTTAACCGCAGAAATAGCTACGTTGGAAAGTCATCAATGTCATACGTGCGGGCAAGCGTTTCACGATGATAAGCACGAAGCTGTACTAACTGCTAAGAAAGTTGATTTAGATGTTGCCGCAATAGAAGTTGACTTGCATGGTGTTACTATCATGGAGTTAGAGTTTGCACTTACTGAGTTGGGTGTATTGGGTGCGCAACCAAAAGTCTTTTACGATAAAGAAGCAGATGCATTTCATCACAAGGGTTCGATTACTAGTTTAGAAACGCAGTTAGCAACTAAGTCTGCAGAAGTCGACCCGTATGCTGAACAGATTGAAGAAATGACGCATACTGCAATGGCGGATACTGATTATACTACAATGAATGAGCTTGTTAAGTTAAAGGAACATCAAGACTTCTTGTTAAAACTATTAACTAACAAAGATAGTTTTATTCGTAAGCGTATTATTGATCAGAACTTGTCGCATTTAAACGCACGATTAAGTCAATACTTAGATCGTATCGGCTTGCCCCACACAGTAACGTTCTTAAATGATTTAAGTGTCGAAATTACAGAGTTAGGGCGTGAGTTAGACTTTGATAACTTATCACGTGGCGAACGTAATCGCTTGATACTAAGTTTAAGCTGGGCGTTCCGTGATGTGTGGGAGAGTTTATACAATCCAATTAACTTATTGTTTATTGATGAGCTTATTGATAGTGGTATGGACAGTAGTGGAGTTGAAAGTTCACTAAGCATACTTAAAAAGATGTCGCGTGAACATGAGAAAAGTATTTGGCTCGTGTCACATAAAGACGAACTTGCGGGACGAGTTAACAATATTATGACTGTAACCAAAGAGAACGGGTTTACATCATATAGTACAGATGTCGAACTTGTCTAATTGTTTATTTACAGGATGTTCATTTACCCAAGGAGTAGGGTTATTGTCAGAATATGCCGACCCTGGATTGTGGGTTAACATATTACACTCAACTCATCCAAAATTAAAATCGTTAAATTTAATAAATTCCGGAGTAAGTGGGTACAATAATAAACAAATTTTTTGTAAAACTGTAGAAGATTTAATTACACACAGACCAACTACTGCATTTGTCTGTTGGACCGAACCATCCCGAATAACCGTTAACCCAGGATTAGAGACCTATCCTACAAGTCTGTTTTTAGGAGGGTGTACCTTAGTAGAGCACGGAGTAAACTTAGTAGATGTTACTTACTCTAAAGATTATATAGAAAATATAAAAAATAGATTTTTTGACTTAACTAATTTACATTACGAATTTTTAGAATTATTAAATTATTGTAGAATATTAACCAAACTAGCCAATCAGTTAAATGTTACTCTTTATTTTGTAAACGGTATTTGTTTTTGGGACGACAATTATTTTACTTATAATGCCGATGTTAGCCGGCTGCCCGAGGATTTAACTGAGCTAACTAAGAAATTAATACAAACGGACTTGCGTAGCGACATTGAAATATTTATAATTTACGATAGGATGCATTCCGAATATAAAACTGCTAACGGATTAACTAACTGGCTTAATTTATATAACGGATTTCGTACTAAATTTTATTTAGATTTAGGTAATGATAATTTACACCCTGGATATATAAGCAATAAAAAATTTGCAGAATTCTTATTAACACAATTGTAGGCAATAAAAAAATTTCCACCCACTGTACGGTGGTTAAATACACATAACAACAAGGAGAAGTAAAACATGTCAATTCATGAAGAAATTTTAGCAGCAGTAGAATTATACGTTTCAGAATCAGAAAAATTTGAAGTTAAAGGTGTTAAGGCTGCGGCGGCACGTGCTCGCGGTGCATTAGGTGATTTAGGTAAGTTAACTAAAGCTCGTCGTGCGGAAATTCAGGAAAAGAAAAACGCAGCGGCTGCAAAATAAATAACGTATGACATACGATAATCCCTGGATCTACAATGGTACAACTTTTGATTCAGGGGATATCGGTGAATATTACGGCTTCATTTATAGAATAACTAATATCACAAACGGACACGATTATGTGGGCCGCAAATATTTTAAAACTATCAAAAAAAGACCACCACTAAAAGGCAAGAAGAACAAACGTCTAGAAACAATCGAAACTGATTGGAAAGACTATTGGGGTTCATCAAGTCGTTTAGTAGCAGACATATTAGAACTAGGCAAAGAACAGTTTAAACGCGAAATTATACATTTGTGTAGCAGTCGCGGAGAAACTAACTATATGGAAGCGCATTATCAATTTAAGGAAGAAGTACTGTTAAGGGAAGATAACTATAATGGTATTATACAACTTAAACTAGGTAAAAACTCCGTTAAAGATGTAAAAATTAATAAAACTAGTTGACCAACAACATTAAACGTATTACAATAAACACATAGCTCCTAGACACCAAGTCACTCTCATAGAAACAAATTCCAACTCCGTAATAAAGTAGTAAATGTTTTAACAGCCCTATTGCAGATTAAGTTCTGTATTCAGAGGAGATGGTGCTCGCGTAATGGCCGCACTTGGAACGTGTAGACTAGACTACACACTGAATGGCGACTCGGTATTGTGCTATAAAAAGCGAATCAACAATATAAAAATTAGGTGTAAAAACCGAATGATTTGGGCACTGTGAAAAAGATACAACCCATATGATGACATAGTTTGGCTAACTACGGATTATGCATCA